ACAGGAACTGTTGTTAAGGCGCAAAAAGGGATATCTGATTTACTTAATTCCGAAGATAGTAGACCTTATGCGGACGTCGCTTTGCCGTCCTGAAATCGGCGAAATTGAGGCATTGTGTGAGTATCACTATATCGACTGTGACCTGCTGGAAAAACAACTGGCACTGGAAACGTTTGCCGAGGGAGCTGCCGACCACTCGCAGTTTGACTTTACCGATATGTTGTACGTTCCGGTGACGGATCCCAGTATTCGCTTCCGTAAGTATGAGGTGATAATGGTGGACGAGAGCCAGGACATGAGCCTCCTGCAGCACGAGTTGATAAAACGCGCACTGGACCGCCGTTCACGATTGATAACCGTTGGCGACCCGCGTCAGGCCATATACGGTTTCGCCGGAGCGGACGCCAACAGTTACTCCCGGTTGGCCGAATTAAACGGCGAAAGCGTGGAAATGCCGTTGTCGGTGTGCTATCGCTGTGGACGACGTATCGTCGAAGAGGCTGAAAAGATTGTTCCCTACATCCGTCCCTACGAACACGCTCATGAGGGAGAGGTCAGCGTCGGTTCTTTGAACGACATCGAGGACGGCGATTGGATAATATGCCGTAACCTGCGCCCACTGGTGGAGGTTTACCTGTGGCTGTTGAAAAACAAGATTAAATCACGTGTCCGCGGTAAGGACATCGGTCGCAGTTTGGTGGATTTGGTAGACAAGACGGGAGCCCGTACTATCGACGAGTTGGAAAAGCTACTTTGGAAAGAAGCCGATAAACTGGCCCAGAAACTGCGTGCTAAGGGTTGGAAGAACCCCGACGCGTCGCCGAAGATGGATGAACTCTTGGAGAAAATCGAAGTGTTATGCGCGTTGGTCGTTGAAGCCGATACGGTAGCAGAACTGCGTGAAATAATCGAGGGAATTTTTACCGACGACCTGGAGGGAATCCTGTTGATGACTATCCATAAGTCCAAGGGCCTTGAAAACGACAACGTGTTCTTTCTGGCCCCGGAACTTATCCCGTCGCGTTTCGCTACACAGCCGTGGCAGTTAGAGCAAGAGTCCAACCTGAAATATGTGGCCATTACACGCGCCAAGAATTCACTAATATACGTTCCCTTAAATCAAGCAAAATATGACACCAGCCAACCATTCAACGGAAGATATCCAATCCAAGGTTCACGACGATGAACTCAATAAGGCCGAGGACCGTATTGAGGACCACGAAGAGGAAACCATCGAGTGTCATTTCCCCCGCCGTGCATCACGCCAACGGACACGAGTCCCATCGCCCAAAGAAATCGCCAACGTTTTTAAGAAATGAAAACTTTTTAACAACGATGAAAAATTTATACTACCTTTTGAAACGTAACGCCGATAGCGGAAAGCCTGTTTATCACCAATGGCTGCGGTCGGGATTGATAGGCCGCGGGCGTGGCTTTTCGGAATCGTCCGACCCGGACTTCGCGTTCCGCACCGAAGACCCTATCGAAATCCTGGTACACTACGAATACCTCCGCACGGAAATCCATTCGCCCTACGAGTGGGAGTTGGTGGCCTATATGATGGACGACGCCCAGCGTTCGTGGGCGGACCAGAGTCCTGCAGCGGAATACAGAAACGTACTACCGCCAACTGAAAGCATCGAGGCTTGGAAACGCCGTATGGCCTACGACCCAGCCTGATGGAGGTTTACACCGCCAAACTGGATGAACTACGCAAAAACTACGTATAATGAAAACTGTTGAAAACTACACGAATCGCGAGTGGTATTACCGTGCTGGCTATAAGGTCGTGCGAATCTTCACTACGGGTTGTATGCCTGTTATGGAAGACACGACCGAGAGTTCCGAAATGATGGTCGTCGCCAGGAATTTCCCCGATTCCCCGAACTCGGTGCTGATTCCCCTGGAAAAGTTTCACGAGCGTTGTTTGTGTCCCGCGACGCTACTGCCGGGAGACCTCGTCGCCCGATTGAATCACGGCTCGATAGTGCAGATTTACAGGGTGGCTGAAGAGGAATCAGGAGCGGCTCTTTCGGTAAAATATAATTTGGTGCCGTTGAATTTCGGCGACCTTACACCAACGGGTGGCGAACCTGTCCCCAACGTGGATCCCGTCGTTACCAGCGAAAACGTCATCACGGTATCAGGCGAAACAAAGACCATCATGGGTATTTATTTCAAGTACATTACGGCTCGCCAGCTGGACACGCTCAAGTACGACGCCCTGCGTGAAAACGTTCGGCGAATTGCCGTTAAAATCAGCGGTTTCCTTAATAAGGACCGTTGGCGTGAGTACACCGCGGACCAGTTCGCTGCGCTGGAAGACATCGATGCGCTTATCAAATCGGCCACCAAAATAATCAAAAAAGTAGATGGTGAAGAAGAGTAAGGCGCGGTTCTTCCGCGTGGGGAAGAGGTATCTGTTGCCTGTAGGTACGTCGTTTGTCGTGGTAAAGATACGCCCCGAGCAGAACACAATGAACGTTCAATTCATCGGTCCTGATTGCTCCACTTCGGACGTCGAATCGGTTAATTTAGTAAACTACAAGAAAGCACTCCAGCGAGGAGAAATTGAAGAAATCTAACTATGGAATTTACACCCGATAATTTAGCGAAACTCCCCGACGACGGCGTATTTGTGTTCGGCTCTAATACCGACGGCGAGCACTGCGGCGGTGCGGCTCTCGTGGCACTGAAACGTTTTGGCGCCGTTAATGGTCAAGCCGAAGGTCCTCAAGGCCAAAGCTACGCCATCCCGACGATGGGATATTTGGATTTGTTTTCATACGGAACTACAAAAGTCCTGAGGTATAAAATACGTATATCGTTCGACGAGTTGGTAGCAGCGTGCGACCGCTTCGTCCTTTACACCAGCCAACACCCCGAACTGCGATTCTACGTGACCAAAGTAGGTTGTGGAATCGCTGGTTGGAAAGTGGACGAAGTGGCGCAGGCATTCGCCGTGGCGTTAGGGTCGTTCCTGGTTCCACTGCCTGATAATATCGTTTGGCCGCGCGAGTTCTACGAAATACTGCAGAGCCATGGCTTGGTTGGTTAGACACGCCGTGGAGGGGTACATCCTCACCGACCAGCACCCGATTAGGATAAAAGACCATCGGTTGTTCTTCAGCGAAGCCAAGTCCGTCGCCATTACCCCAGAGCAGGCCGCCATATTGTTGGATGGCGCCACGCTGGAGAACGGTGAGTACGTCCAACTGCGTTCTTCGTCGATGGTAGCTATCAAGCCCGGATATTATACCGCCGATGCCGATGGTACGTTCCACTGGTTTGAACGCCGTCCGTCGTACTACGACGGCCAATGGTACACCACTGACGGCCGTTCGGAGTTGGTCGATAAGCGCGTACTGGAAGGACGCCTATCGCGCATTCCCACTCCCGACGACCAGTATCCTACGCAGTACGGCCCCAAACAGGCCCATACAGAGTCGTTAATCGGCACGGACGTACTACCTGCCCGGCTTCGGCAGAACTCTTGGCACGAGGCTTAAAACCGCGAAAACAACTGGGATACGTACTGCGCCGTGGACACCAGTCGGGCGCATTACTCACCACCCACCAGCCGCGGGCGTTTGAAGCCCTACGAAACCACCGCTACCAACCAGCGTTTACTTTGGAAGACGTGTTGATGGAATTACTGGCGTATGGTCGTGTGCGTCTCGAACTGTTGGACAACAACCGCGTGTTGGTAGAAATCGACCAGTCGAAGAACCTATACATCGACCGTAATATCGCCATGGCGTTATTTGGCGCCCTGCTGTACGCTAATGCGATGTTGCGTAAAGAAGCAGAAATATGGAAAGAGAAGCGATGAAATACTACGTCACGTCGGCGGGAACGGCGACTTACGGCGCTATTTTTGCGTTGGCGTGGAAACGAATACAGGCCCTGAATGCCGCACGGGCGTTTGTCGCGGGCGTTGGTGGCGTAAGCTATCGACCAGCCAAAATGCTATGGGCTGGCGGTATCTCCACCGTGGAGTTTACCACCACTCCGCCGTCAGGTTGGCGACGCGACGGTTCACCGTTGGCTAATATGTATCGCCCTGACTCTACACCCGAGGGTCGTGCGCTTTACGAACGTATTCAGCGCCTACCACGTGTTGGCCGTAACGAGGTGAACGCCTTGGTGGGTTATACGGACTATTTCGCGGGATGTCGTGTGGAGGTAGAGGCCAACGTTAAAATCGTTGGCGTTAAGTTCGGTTTCGCCGTGTCGAAGTGGATGGTGGAATCGGGACGCGCCAAAATACCCGCCGACTGCACCGAGGTCTCCCAGGAGGTATATGCCGACCTCACAGGCCAGAATATACGGTTGGCGTACAAACGTAAAAAACAACAGCAGAAGATATGAGTCCCGAGTTGATAGGTGTTGTAGGATTCGCCGTGTTTTTGGTGACGATAGTCCTTGGAATGATAATAGCGTTGGCGGAAGAACGTCGGAAACGTTCCGCGTCGCGTAAGCGAATCAACGCCATACGTACCAAAATTAAAAACCGTAAGCGATGAATAATACGCCGCGTAATAATATCCGCTTGGAAATTCCCGAACTGGAAACCCTGGTTGGAATAATAGAAACGCACCTCGGCCGCCAACAGGCCGTGGTGTTGGACGAAGAGCAGTTGGCGAAAATATCTAACCGCCTGCGTTGGCTGTTGTTTAAGGAACGCGAAAAACAAAATCGTAAGCGATGAAATACGAAATCTATAAAACGCGCGACGGACTCCTGATCCCTGTACTCTACCCAGAGGACGCGGGTCAGGCGTTTCGCTTAACCGTCCCCGACGCCGTAAAGGTCAGCGAGGGCACAGCGCGTAACACCATCGCCTACGGAATAGTCCCTACGCGTATGCGCCGCCAACCGTTTCCCGTCCATAACAACATTTGGCGTGACCGCGAATTGCTTGGCGCTTTGAGCGGTGACCACAACCGCTGGGCTTTTGTGGATTATCGTAACGAGGTGGCGCCAAAATACCCATTGTCGGCGCTCCATTCTAACGAAGAGCAATAATCTACAATGGTGTAGAATCCTCCAAACCATTTATTATTACAAAAATTAACAAGACAAATATGGCGGAAAGTCCTAACAATCTCGGTATCAACGATGAAATACCAGCCGATGTGGTTGATGCTGTTGCATGGCGAAAATACCAAGTTCTTCGCCATTCGATAATCGTACGACGTGTATCGGTTACGGCCAGCGACGGAACCAGCATTAACCTTAACTGGTTTCCTGAAAAGCTACATCGCTCGATAAAACATCTCTCTCCCGAAGAACGCGAAGAAATCGAAGCGCTGTATTCCAAGCGCAAGAAAGTGGTTATGGTCGCCAGCCGCCAAAAAGCCATCGCTCGTGGTAGTTATATCGCTGGACAAAAGCGTCGTGCTGAAGCCCGTGCCGAATTCGAAAAGCTGAACGCCAGTGACCTATCTCTGGTCGAAGACATCAAGGAACTACTCGGTAAGATGTTCACCCCCAAAGAGGTTGTGCGTATTATGGCCGAAAGCCGTGAATTGGAGATTACCCAGGACTACGTACAGGAAATCCTCAAGCGCCATATCACCGATATCGAGAAACGCCGCGAAGAGTTCCGTAACCGCGTACAGGATGTGCGTCTGTATTCGAAGCGTCCTCGGTTGGAGGAATTGGCGTGGATGTATAGCCAGATGAAACTCCGTTACAAGGCCCTGCGTGGTGTGGAAGCCTACAACGCCATGTTGCGCACTTTGGAGCAAATACGAAAGGAAGCTGAGGGTGACCAAATCTTCATTAACGGCGCTGTGGACATTAACGTCGAAGCAGAGATACGTATGCACATCCAGGAAACCATCTACAAGAGTATTAACCTCAAAGAGATTATCCTGGGACGCGTGGCGGCACGTATGAACTGGAGTCTACCAAAACTCGTTGCTGGACTTCACAACTCGTATTACGCCCGCTTCATGCCTACCAACGAAGAGTATGACCCCAAGGCAGAAATGGAATATCCATCATCCATGAACTACGACTTCAACCGCATACAACATGACCACGCCGTAAGCGGTATTGACGAAGTGGAGGATGTAAAGGCCGAACCCGTTACCGATAACGAACGTACTACAGCCACCGCCATCCGCGACTTGTTCTTGCAACGTATCAAGCAACAGCGTAATGCTTTGGAAGAACCACGGCGACGTGTTGAAGCAGAAACGGAATTCTGGCGCACAAAGTTTAACAAGACAGCGGGTGACGACCACGAATTAACCAAGGAGGAGGGACGTGTACCGCAACATAAGTTTAACAAAAAGCAAAAATCTAAATTCAAGAAGTGATGGAAATTCAAGAATTCAAGCAGCGCTGGAACGGCCAGCCCATCGAACTCATCAGCACCGAGGAAGCGTGCGTGTTGGTAAATCTTCAGCGCGAACTGGAGGAGCGTGCGTCGTATGTCACTCAAAAGGCCGAAACCATCGGTTGGCAGGCCTCAAAGGTAGTACCCGTCGCCAACGGCTGGGCCGATCGTACCCGTAACCTGATGTTCGTTGGCGACGACGTGGTAGGGAAGCCCGTAACTGCCACCACCGAGGTACGTTCGTTTGGCGAATTTCGGCGCGACTTCGAAAACATGATGTACATGCTGCAGACGCGCGTTGAGGCCTCGGACTACGTGATGGGCGCCATCCGTTCGCTGGGCTTCGACGTTCGTCCCGACACCACGGTGGAGAAGATGACGGCGATGGAAATAGCCGCCGTGGCGTCGTTCCCTGAGACAGGTGTAGTTCCGGCGTTCGCCAACACGTCAGCGGCCGTGTACATCTCCCTCAGCGAAAAGGACCGTAACGTACGATTTGTGGCCGTGGCCGGAGCCGGGTGGTACAAGGTGACGTTCGCCGATCGATAACGAAAATTCAAGACCAAAATGGACGACAAATCGACATTATTCGCCGCGCTGGTGTGCGCCTTGGCTATCGTCGTGGTGCTGATCGCGGAACACCGCCCGTCTTTCTTCTGGTGGCGGTATTTGTTCGGGTTGGAGAAAACCAGCCCTGACGAAATGGAATGGAACGAGGTGTTACAGCGTATTCGTAAACGCACTCAACGGGCCTTTGAACGCGAACCTGGCTCCAAGGTCCTTTCCAACGGCGTCTACGCTGAGTACCACGAAGAAGAATACCCTGACGGCAACTTGCGTCAGGAATTGACACTGTGGCTGAAACGACAAAATATGCTCCAATTCCCGTTCGTGGTGAATATCTGTTTACTCGACGGTACGGCTGAAGTCACGGGCATTGGCGCCAACGAAGCCGACGACTACCAGTGGATGATGGAGCAAATTGGTGCTGAGTCGTGCTACGAAATCGCCAAGCGGACGTATATCTGTGAGCAGGGCAGCCACCGCGGCCAAACCGAACGCGCCAAGGTCGAACACGAGTACATCCAGTGGATAGCGCGGAAATTCATCTAACAACGTTACTCCACCAGACGCCGCGAGGCGGTGTAACACTTCTTTTTTCTGTTCCCCCAGTAGGCGAGTGCCTGCTGGGGGTTTTGTATAAAATTCGATAAATTATCGAAAAAGTCGCCAAAATATTTTGTAGATTGGAAAATTCGTATTACCTTTGTAGTGGAAAATGAAACTAAACTCTGTAAAAATGGACAAGAATCGTAAACAACTGGAAGAACGCGCCGCGTGGATGTTGGTAATAATCGTTGCCGTGATAGCGTTTGTAGGTATCAACCTGATTTGGTACGGTGACGGGTTGGTAAAACTCTTCGGGATGCTCGTTATCGGGTATGGCGTGTATGTGATTAACCGGATTATTGAACGCTTAAACCGTCGGTAGCCCTATGACACGTGAAATGATTATCGCCGCGGCGTATGCTGCTGGCTGGGATGGTGAAACGCCCAGCGTTACCGAGGCTGAAGCCTATTTGGCCGCCATCGTAAGATTGTAGAACCGTATTGTGTTTTGAAAAATGGAAAAGAATTACATCGTTAACGATCAAACTCGCTATATCCCGCGGGAAGAACTCGTCCAATTGGAAGAAACCATCTGGTGGGCTTCGCGCCTCACAAATCCTGATATTATCGTGACTAACACCGATAATTTTGAAGACGTTGACGCTTATCGTTCAGCGGCCCTCCAAGAATTAGCGCGAATTAACGTGCGCCGTCAAGAACTCTTGAAAATACTATTAGAATAGCAAATATGAAATCCGAGACCCTTAAACAGTTCCTGGCTGAGAAGCGTAAGTCAGACGTTCAACGCACAAAGGCCGTGATGGACACGTTGGACAAATTAACCCACGTAAACGACAACTCGTACTGCGGTTCGGCCGTAATTATCAACATCACCGATCTCGAAGGCGAAGTCTTAGCCGACGCCGCCATCAACGGCGAGTTCTTCGACGCCTTACGGCCTCATCTCGTTGAGGCGTATCGCCAAACGCTGGCTGAAAAGTCAACTTTCGCTGAATACAATCTCCGTAAAATGCAATGTATGGTCAAGGCCCTCGACCCCGAGCGCTCTAAATAACCCCCCAAACGATGAATCCTCTGTACCGTATCGGCTCCCGTGTGAAGGTTAAGACGTGGCCCGAAATAGCTGAATACGTCGGTGTTGAATACGACGAACGAACGTTCCTGGAATTGGAAGGTGTAGTCTACGACGACGCCAACGACGACCCTATCGGGCTGTTGGACGAAATGTACGAAGGCGCTGGAAAAGGCGAAGACACGTGTCTGATCGTTGGCGGCGAACCTGAAGCGATGTTTCCCACCTATCACCTGCGTAACTTGCGTACTGGCCTCATCATCGAACGCGAACCGCGTGCGCCGTACCAGTTCCGTGATTGGATGTTAAAACTGACGCGGTGATGACTAAGGACGAAATAATACGCCAAATCGAGGATGTACGTCGTCAACGCGCCAAGACCGAACGCCAGTTGATAGCGCGAGGGCGCGGTTATCCCGTCCACAACGACGCCGAGGTAGAACTCACACTCGATGAGTACCACTACGAGGGTTCTTCGTCACGCAGCGAGGAGCGGCTGTTGGCCCTCCTGGACGAAGAACGCGCTAAATACACCACCACCCTAACTTATCTGTGATATGGCCCGACAACACGGTAAGCGCGACATTCTGTACGACGGCAGTGCCGCGCTCAAGGAACTTACAGAAAACTACGCCACGATGGATGTAAAGGCGTTCTGTGCTAAATGGGGGCTGTCGATTGCTACAGTTCGCTCGACGGCCTCGCGGAGGGGTTTACACCGTCTTCGTGGGAAACAGGCTAAAATCGGCACCGCCAACACGAATAAGGGTGTTCAGCGTCCCGTGCTGCCGAAGCCCGAGCCTGAAACCCCGCCCGCGCCAGCCTACGAACCGCCAAAAGATATGATTCCGCCATCGTTACTTAAACAGGTACGTGGTCGTCGCTTGCGAGCTTGGAAAGAACCCTCGTCGCGTGCCGAACTCAACACGATGCCTGTACCGTATCCGTTCAGCGAAATCGCCGACGCACCCTACAACCGCGGATTGGATGAAACACCAGAAGAAACGGGTCGCGTTATAAGACACACCAAAAACCGATAGCCATGGACTACAAAGGACGTATATGCCGCCTGATCGTTGACGAATTGCCCGTTGACGCCTACGGAATGCGGGTGTTGGCCGCGGCACGTGACCTGTGGGCCAAGCAGGGTAAGGTGTGTATTTCAACGGGTCGTGCTTTGGGTGATTCCTTTCCGGTGGTACAGATTATTGGCGGCGAACCGATGAACTATCCCCAGCGCGTTATTGACGTTGTTACCGAATTGCGCCAAGCTAACCCACGTGTGTGGGTAAAGCTATTCACAGGATTCCCCGATGTAGAGAACTTGATACGCGTATCGTCGTTGGTAAACGCCATCTGTATAACCTTAACCAGCCCCGAGGACGAACATCACTTCCGTGTGGCGCGTTTAGGTTTTCGCGACTTCGGCCGTACACACATGGAAGTCCGTTACAACTCCGCCACCGGAGAAGACCCTACGGGCCGCGTATTTCCCCAGTATTGGCGGTTGGTGGATATGGCTCGTGTTGGTGACTATCTGTTGGAATCGACAGCCTGGGTGATGAAATACGCCAACGGAACGTTATTTAACTAAAATCTCGTAAACGATATGGACCAAAAACGTAACTACGATGACCCGCGGCTCAGCGAAGAAATGCGCCGTTACGGGTGTTACACTGTACCCAGCGCAGACCCCGCGCGTCCTCACGACACCCAAATCTGTTTAACGCCGGAATTTATCGCCAACACCAAGGGGTACTCCATCACGATGGATATGGGGTTCGGGAAAGAACGTACTAACTCGTGGACGCGTAACGCCAACGGCGTACTGGAGTTTCGCCAGTTCCCCGACCGCCTTTACCTCAACGAAATTCCTGGTGAGGGTAAGTACACCGCCAACATCACGCTGACGTGTGAGTGTGGCGAAAATATCTCCCTCACTCACGACCAGGCGCGAATCTTTATGCGTGGCGCGTTTGAGGACCGCTACCTGCCCAAGGTTCTACTGCGCTGTCCTAAGTGTAACAAAATGCTATTCAAACCGTGATGAAACCGTTGGTATATATACTTAGGTTGGTGGTCCGTGTAGTCATCAACCTTCTTTATTTTATGGCTTGGAGTGTAGTTTTGGCGTTATTGGCGATGACGATATATTCGCTTGTGTGACGTTTTGAGGATGTTGGTAAAAAAGTTGAAAAATTTTCTCCAAAATATTTTGTAGATTGGAGAAAAGTTACTAATTTTGCTCTTGGAAAAGAAAACTAAACACTCAAAATTATGAAAGCAACTATTGAAACTATCCGCGAAATTGTAAAGGTTCTGACCGCTGACGAGCAGCAACTCTTGAAAGACACGTTCCTCTACGGAGGCTGGGGAGACACCGACTACGAGTTTCTTGACGAAGACGGCAAGACCGAAACCGTTGGTGCTTGGGGATATTGTACTAATGACGCTCGCGAAGGTGGTCATTTCGCCGGGCGTGTGGTATCGACGATGTTCCGGTCGATTTACCGTAAACTCTGCACCGCTAACCGTAACACGATTGGCGCCCAGCTGTCGCACTGTAACGACTGGTGGGGTGATGGTAGCGGCGATATGCTGTTCGTTCGCTCGGCGTGGGATAAGGCGTGGATGGAATGGGCCAAGGAGCCCATCCAGCCCGACGCCATCAACGCCTACCTCGCCAAGTAAAATAGTCAAAACCGCAAAACAAATAGCACGATGAAAACGTACCGTATCAACCAATTCAAGACCAAGGAGGCCGTCATGGACGCCATCATCGAGGTCTTCAAACGCCGCGAGGATTGGACCGAAGCCGAGGCCCGCCGTACCGGCATCAATCCCGAACCCACGTTCAAGGCCCAAAAGGCATACGACCTGGCGTTCCAGTCGATGGGGGGTAATTCGTTCCGGCCGGGTGAATACCAAAAGTCGAAGCGTGAAATGGTCGATTACCTGAACAATATGGAGTCGCTGTTCCACGACGCCCGCCTGAAATGGTTCCGCTTCTACGCCCAGCACACCTACCTCTCCACCGACGCCGGCAAGAGCGAACGTGAGGCCCTCTTGAAAAAGATTAACGTTTACAACGCTTCTATCGAGGGGTTGACGAACAATTTCTCCCGCGAATTGCTTGAGTTCCTGGAGAAGAATCGTAACTGCGTCGATTGGCGCGTGGCGCGGTATAGCGAGGATTCCGTAACGTTCGGGTTGGTGGATGCGGCCGATAATATCGACCAGCAGTCGCTGCTGACGTTTTACATCGATCGCGGCGTTACCGGCAGCGACGAGCCTACGTTGGTAACCTCCATCCAGAATCAGGGGCGCTGGTCGTGTGAAGAGGTCGGACCGCAGTACGTCCGATATGCATGGATGGGCCTACTGCTGTTGGACGACCGCCTCAAATCGCTTAAAGAGGCGATGATAGGGTACGGGTCCGGCGTGAAGCAGATGACGACTGCCATCAGCACCGCCAACGTTCAATTACGTGAACTCGGGTTGGCGGACTGCGAAGCCCGCTTCGAAGAGTACGAACGCCAAAACTGGTAAGCCATGAAACCCAAAAACCTTGTAAATCTTTACATCGTCAACGCCGACACCAACAGCGACCTGCGCGATATGCCCGACACCGAACGTCGTATCGTCGAAGAGCGACGGCTGACAATGTCGCGCGACCTGCTCCCCGCCCCTAACATCTTCACCCACGTACTTATCAACGGCGAACGGCGCAACGCCATAGCGGTGCAAAACCTTACGCACCGCGAGGCAGCCGAAGCGTGGTATCGCGTGGGGGTGACGTTCGGCGACTTCAACCCCGATCGCCAGATGTTCGAGAAAGTAGAAATTGAAGTCTAATCCCCTAATACAACGAATTATGGCACCTAATCGAGTAACCCGCGCCACGGCCATGGCTACGGCCCGTGACTACGCAAAGAACCATTCCAAGGAGGCTATCCGTGTACAGGTAGCCCTGTACCGCGACCAGGTTAAATCGCTCAACCGCGCTAAGGCCAACGCCAGTGAAGAAGAAGTTCGTCGGTTGTGTGAACGTATAGCCGACACCCGTGAACTGCTACGGGCATTCGAAAGGGAGGCCCAGTAACCGAATTTCCGTAAACCATTCAAATCATAGTACAACAAAATGGAAACAAACGTAATTACCACCGTGTTCAACGCCCAGGAGGCGTTACCTATCAACGACGAAGCGCGTATCACCAAGGCCCAGATCCTGTTCCTGTACGCTGCGGCCAATGCCGCCGCTGACCGCCCGAGTATCATCTGCGTGGACGAGGGTCCGCTGCCTTTCACTGACGTGGCTGAAGCGGCCCCGCGTTACGGCGAAATCCGTCAATGGCTGGGGACGTTCCTGGACAACAACCTGGTATTTCGGGCGATGATGCCTATCGACGACAACGCCACGGTCGTCAGCGAAATCAAGCGTCTGTCGCACGAGTGTACCGACGCCGGGCTGTTGGAGTTTTGCGTTGACGACGACACGCTCCGCTTTACAGCGCTTGGCGTCGAGGCCATCGAAAAATACGGCCCGGTGCTGGACGAGGAGTGGCGATTAATCGAGCGTACCGTGTTGGAGGTCGTCAACGAACGTTACGGCCACTGCGGCATAGGCGTGGAGAAAATCGCTCGCCACGTCCCCACCACCAACCCGCGTGAACTCTACGGCCAATTCGTGTTGGTGGAACAAGACCTGATGTCCGCTGTGTATCGCCGCACCGACGGCGTACTGTTAGCCAACGTGTTTGGCGTGGGTACGTTCCTGGTAGAGAAACTGATCGCTTTCAACGTACCGCTGCTGGCTACGTTGGCCGATGAGGGTTGGCTCCGTACCAATCCCGACGGCATCCAGAAAGAGTACCACGCGCGTTTCAAGGCTCAGTCGGAGGCGTACCGCCGTGAGCACGGAATCCAAGACCCCGACGAAGAGGAACAACCCGCCGCTGCTACCCACGACAACCCCATGGCGGCGTTGGCTGCGATGTTAGGTCGTGAACTGGGGGCCAAGGTGGGGCTGCGCCGTATCGACGTTCCTGCTGACGGTGGCGAGCCCCAGGTGACGGACCTGGATGATAAGGTGGCCGACGCCGAAGCGGTGTTGAAAGCCGAGGACAAGCCCGTATCGTAACGAACCGCGTTTTCTATCTTCACAGAGCCACCCTAAACCCATGGGGTGGCTCATTTTGTCGTTGTGTGCTGCTGATAATACGTTTTCGGTACACCTGGGTCACCTGCGAGGCGATACGCAAATGCCATGCTAAAAATCTGGTTGAAGATTTTGACTCCTTTGGCGATAAATAACCCTTTGGAAGTTTGTTTGGTTGGCGATTCCCCTCTCCCCTTTTCCCCCTTTCTTCCTCCCCCTACAACCCCCTCTTATATACCCCTATATCCCCTTACCCTTGCTTTCCGGTGGAAAGAATAAAAACACTATTCTTTCCACTTACCAGAGAGACTTTCTTCTCCAGATAAATCTGTCGAAGACGTCTCTCTGACGCGCACATACGTGCGCTCGTACGCTTACGCGAGAGAACACATGCGCTCGAGAGAAGCCCACCCGACGCCAGCACGAACGTGTGTACACCTCAGCGCGTACACGTGTACATACACGCGCGTAAGGCATCACCCAGAACCGCCAACGTTATTGAGTTCGTAAAACCTACCACGAAATGGAACAAGAAGCTAAACAACATCCCTACATCGGCCATATTGCCCGCAGTATGCAGCGTATGGCTCATGAATACGCCAAACAGATAATCACACGTCAACTCGACGTCAAGAGTATCACCGTCGGTAGCACCAACGGTTTTGAACTCACGCTGACCGATAAGCGCCAACAGCAAACGGCCAAAGTACAACCAGGAGTCAGGCAACTTCGCCTATTTCCAGACGACGGTCAAATGGTAAAATCCGTAACACGATGAAACGCCTGATTCGTTGGATAATCAATTGGCTCTACGCCGAAGAAATCGCCGCCTTGGTACAAGAGGCCGTCGATGACGAATTCGAAGCCGCGTGGCCCGAAGAGTTTCGCCATCAGCCGGAACACAATTCGGTAATTCCCCAGGAAATCTGGGCCACGGTAATACTCAACCTGCCAAACCATGCCGAAATCATCCATGGCCAGTGGATGGATAATACCAACCACATTCATATCTTGACACGAACGGTAAAACTCGCCAACACTACTTACATTCGCGAATTCCAACTCACGATGGACGCCTACCGCCTACGTTTGGACCACACCCATAGTCGTGACGAGATATTCTGCGGCCGATACGTCCACCTGCTCCAAGTACAGATATGGCTGCCGGGCAACTACAATTCCCCCAAGGCTGATTACGTGTTGGAATTTTCGCTTATGCAGTACCACCTCGCTGGGCCTGGCGTGGAAGGAGCAGTTCCGTATTGGCGTTGTAACACAAAACCCGATATTGTCCACGCCTTTACCAGTGAGACTTTGGCGGGTATCGAGCGAGGACTAAAACATTTCGAGAAATGAGTGAATTCTTTCATACCGGGCGTTTCTTCCAGCAAGACGCCGAGCGTACCCGCACTGAACAGCTGGAACGCCAAAAGCAAGAACAACGTTATCTGGGTTCAGCCACGCGGCTCCCCGGTATGCGGTTGTACGAGTTCAATTATAAGACCGGAGAATGTCGGGAGATTGGTACCGAGACCACACTGGAAATAGACGTCACCACAGGGAAACCCGTTACGCGTCGTGCCGTTAAGGTCCAATACAACCCCGATTGTGTTTATTTACAGGCCCTCAACAACCGTAACGCCATGCGTAAGTTGGTAAAGGCCGGGTACATCAAAATGGTGAAACAAGATGGTAAAGGTCCGCACGTCGAAGATTGACGAAAAACAACCCGCCGCTCCGGCAAAACGTACTTTGAAGCGGCGTTACAATCCCCAGCGTAACGCTGATGACGGCGTCGACTACGACGAAGACAATGTCGACGAGGGTTCCGTCATGGGGATGGAAGAATTTCTAACCGAGTTAATAGGTAAATCAAAGAACAAACGCTTAAACGCCGTTTTCATCGAACTTGGCGATACGTTAATTCCGTATTACATCGTCCAAACCATCGAGAAAGTAACGATGTTTGACGAAGACGAAGAACGTATGATGTACGGAATCGCCATCAACAAGGACATCGGCGTTGGCGTTGAAGGAGGGAAGAGTGTAGCTGAGTGGTGGTACGACGCCGATATTCGTGACCGTGCTTACTTGTCACTTCGTCAGCAGTTGGCTGATGCTGGATTGACAATTATAAGACCGCAGGAATAAAGGTTTAACAACCTCATATTTATCAACAATCAAAATTATCGTACAATGAAAGTGCAAGATTTTTACAGTGCGTTGGCCGCTAAGGCTGATGTCACCAAGGCCCAGGCGACTGCTGTCGTTCGCGCCCTGGAAGAGATTCTCGCCGAAGAGGTTCGCGACAAGGGCGAAACCGTCGCCATCGGTAAGGTAGGAAAGTTCGTCCAAAAGGACCAGCCGTCACGTATGGCGCGTAATCCGCAGACGGGCGTTACGGCCCCCACCGAGCCCTACAAGACCATCCAGTTCCGCCCGGTGTACAGTTTCCGCGCCTACGGCAAAAAGGCTAAGAAATAGCCCGTAACTGGTAACGCAGTTCGCTTTCGCACGTCCGCCAGGGAGGTGGTTTGCCCTGGCGGATTTTTAGTTACTTTCGCTACAACGTTATAGTATCTGAAATGAGGGAACGCCGCTTTACGCCAAGCAACGAAGAGTTAGGTTTTCAGCGAGTGTAGTTTCTTTTCCGACCGCGGTGTTTCCTCTACCATACCCCAGGCTGGTGGGGTCGGAGTCAGGCCTCCAAACGGTATAAGCCCTGTCGCCAGCAAACAAATTGTCTCCAAGGCAGCAACGCAGACTTCCTCCATAGCGAGCGCCGGAGCGGAGGAGACAGACTCTACAAGGGAAGAGTATAAGCGATACGTCGCGCCCCTTGATTGGCCTGTGGTGTAATGGTAACACACCAGATTTTGGATCTGGCGTTGGAGGTTCGAATCCTTCCGGGCCGACTAAACCCCCAATTAAAACCGCGTGTGGCAGACGTGGCCCGAAAGTCCATGGGTGAGGGGGTTTTAAGAAATTTCGTTCGTTAACGTTGCGGCAGTTCGCCCGTGCCGGCAAAAGGGAACACCAATAGGAACGGCAACCGACGAGCGCGGGGCGTGAAATATCGCCCCGACCTTAAAGTCTTAACAGACTTCCATCAATCAAAGGTTTAATTCACCCCGACCGCCCCACAGTAGTGATACAGCGAGGCGGTTTTTAATTTTACAGCGTTACTTACGAAAAACTTAAAATGATATGAAACGTTCACCGTACCTTGTAATGGACACTGAAACCGGGGGCCTGGACCCCGCACAGAACCCCATAACGTCGTTTGCGGCCGTTGTGTTAGACTTCAACACCCTGAAAGAGGTAGACCGCTGGGAAACCTACGTAAAGCCGTACAATGGTCTCCAAATAACGAAAGAATCCATTTCTAAGACCATGGTCAATATGGCTGAGGTGAACCGAGGTATGGAGTTGGATGCGTTTATCGACGCGTTCATGCGGTTCTGTACCCAGAATTTCGCCGATACCAAGGGCAAGGACCAGCGGCGGTTGGTAGCTGTGGGTCACAACGTGATGTTCGACGTGGGGATGTTGGAAGCGGCGTTCTACTATTCCGCCTACGGTAAAAAGCAGAGCCTGTTCAACTACATCCAGGATCAGACGCTGGATACGATGTATCTCTCCAAAATGATGTACGGTCTGACGGGCGACGAGAAAATGACTCTTGGCGTCACGTGTGAACGCGCGGGGATTATACTTACCGACGCCCACGGCGCGATGAACGACGTGGAAGCCACGGCCGAGTATTTCCGTTACTGCGTGCGGCGGTTGCGTGCTACGGGTGATATATCATCCGCCACCGAGAAAAAGTCTCGCCGTCGCGGTAACGAGTTCTTCGAGTTCAAGTGCGCCAAGTAGAAACAGCCAACGTTATACAGTGTGTCTAACAACAAAACCGTATAACAAAATGGACAAGAAATCATTTATCGCGGGCGTTAAGGCGTCCATCGCAGAAATCTTGGAGCGTTCCACGAATAAGTGGGTAAGCGTGCTGGAGCCCGGAGCGTCGTTTGGCGCTATACTGGCCAAGAACGGCCTGAGCCCCAAAATCACACCGCCGCTTTTCGAGGTACTGACCGCCAACGGCTGATAGAACGTTTGGGCGATAAGTCGGCGATTCGTTACCGTTACCAGCCCGCCAGCCAAATTACGCCTGACCTGGATACGCTGGCCGAAAAGGTATTCGACGCCAACCAAGCCTACAACCGCCCGAAGAGCGGTGCCGTCAAGCAAAAACGCGTAACCCCCTCGCGGGACATCAACCAGAACGGAAAGGCCACGCGCCTCAAGGGCAATATGCTGCCTAATATTGGTGATTCGCGTTATGTACTGGTGGCCGACGAGGGGGCTATCGAGATTATCGAGGTCAAGGTCGTTGGTATTACGCGCGACCCTGCAGACGGGCGGTATATGTTTGACGTGGTATATCGCCTACCGGAGGACGACGAACTGAAAATCATGCGAAGTTGCCGTTGCGTGACCTTTTCGTCCGCCCTGAAGACGTGTACACGCATTTGGCACAGACGATGGTACGTTTCCGCGGTGAGTTGTTTCCAACTATAAAACGAGAAACCGTAAAACAAAATGGCAGATAACGCACGTGTCGCTCAAACGCCCGAGGAGGTAGAAGCGACAAAACAGTACACCGAAAAGGACGAAAACCGCCAACTGGCCTTTTCCAAAGCACTCGAATTGCTTCGTATTTTGTGTAAAGACGCTTTGGAACGGGAAATGATAGCCCAGCGCACTTTCACCCGTACAAAGGTTGTAAAGAAAACGACGCTGTCGCACCGTAAAGCGTTGGACCTGTTGGAGACGCTTCAGACGTTCGGTTACGTCGATATAATGGACGCCAACAAGACAAAATTCTGCTTCACTTTTAACGCCGACGACCGTGCAGCGGTCCATAAGGCCAAGATTATACAGCTGACTACGTTGCTCGGGGCAGCTATCGAGAGTTACAACTCCGTGCTCTTGAAAGAATACCCCGAAGAGGTGTACCAGCGCGAGACCCTGGAAATGGAACGTTACCTCGTCCAGGCGTTGAATTTGAAGAGATGAGTTTTGTTGTGGACCCGGTAACACCCAGAGGGAATCGAGACCCCTTTGGGTGTTGCTATTAAATGGCTATTATGATACAACCAGCCCTCCCCCATCCTTCATTCGTTGAGCCATCGTATAACCATCGTTTGGCTTGCTTGGAACTTGTAGATGAAATAATACAAGCCATGGATGAACGCGGTCTCAACGAAATGATGAATGGCGATGTTCGTGATGTAGATGCCGTTTTCGACGCACTTATGCAGGATACCTACCGCGTTCTATACACAGGCGATATGTCTATTGATTTTCGTCCCAGATATGAAGAGAATCTATCAGCGGTCGTTGAAGATACCCTACGATGCGCCAATTTGACGTATTTCATCACTTCGGTCATCCCCGATTTTCAACTATCGTGGCACCACCTGGAGTGGGGAGAGTTAGTACAGCAACACAAGAAATTGTGCATCAATGCTGCTCGTGACCACGGAAAGTCGTTTTATTTCTCCAACGCCTACGCCGCATGGCAGTTATATCGCTATACACGCCCGCGCACAAGGAGTTATTCAAAGCGACCCACGGCGGCTTCGTCTAACCGCGGTTTCTTGTTTTCGTTCTCTTTACAACAGGGAATCGACCTCATGGAGATTTTGAAGGGGACTATCGAGGAGAATGATATTCTGAAGGAGCGGCTGTTCCCTCAGTCTACGGCCAACAGTTGGTCTGCTACCAACATCGTATGTCGTAATGGAGCGCGGTTGACGGTAAAGGGTTTTGGCTCTTCGGTGCGTGGTGCTCACCCGTACTGGATTATCGTCGATGACGGCTTGAAGGACAACGTCATCTACTCCAGTCTCCAGCGAAATAAGTCCACCGACTATTTCCACTCCGTGATTATGAACATGCTCGTACCCGGCGGCCAGATTATCGTCGTCGGTACGCCGTTCCACGCCGAGGACCTTTACGGCGACCTCAAGACCAAGAACGGTTGGTTCGTTATCGAGTACCCGGCCATCTTCCCCGACGGGCGAATCCTTTGGCCCCAGCGCTGGTCGTTCAAGGACCTGATGGATAAAAAGGAGACTCAGGGTTCAATCATCTTCTCGCGCGAGAACCTTTGCCGCCCGATTACCAACGAGTCGTCAATCTTCCCGATGGAAATCCTCACGCGTTCGCTACTGCGGATGGAAAATTACACGTTGGTGGATTCACGCGAAGAATTCCCGGTTAAGTTCTCCAAGGTGGTGGTCGGGTGTGACTTCGCTATTTCAGCCAACGTCGGCGCCGACTACGCCGTATTCAGCGTGTGGGGTATCGACGAGTTGACCGACGAACGCTGGTTGTTACACCTTTACCGTGAAAAAGGTGTAAAGTTCTTCGAACAGATGAACGTCCTGCGCCGTATCAACTCCCGCTTCCGGCCTGACCTTATCGTGATGGAGAATAACACATTCCAACAGATATTCGTCGAGACGGCCGACACCGAGGGGATGCCCGTTATCGGTCACACTACGGGAATTGATAAGTACGACTTGAAAACTGGGTGGCCACACCTCTCAACGCTATTCGAACGTGGCAAAATCCACATTCCAGTGGGCAACGTCTACTCTCAGCAGGTCAAGGACCTCATATTCCAAGACCTCGGTTCCGTTGCCTTTACCGAAAAGGGGCTGGAGAGCGTCGGCAGTCACGATGATATTTCGTCGTCGTTCTGGTTGGCCGACTTGGCGGCGTCGCGTATGACCACTGGATTTAAGTTCGATTTGTTAGGATAACAAGGTTATTTTCGATGAATAAAACATAGAATGTATGGTTGTTAAATTTAAGAAAGTGCACCCCGAAGCCGTACTGCCGGCGTATGCTCATCCTGACGGTGAGGATAACGGACTGGACCTCGTGGCTGTGGCCGTAAAGGAAACCGAAGATTACATCGAATACGATACCGGCATCGCCGCTGAAATCCCTAAGGGGTACTGCGGCCTGCTGGTCCCGAATTCGCGTTGTTCGAAAATGGACCTGGTGATGTGTAACGCGCCGGGCGTTATCGACCCAGGCTATCGCGGTACGATGCGCGCTCGTTACAAGAAGACGTGGCACTTACCGACGTTAGTCCACAGGTTCTTCAAGAGCGTCTGCGGATTGCTTTCCAACGTTTTCGGCGAGGTCGCCGGAATGAAGCCTCAAAACGTGAATATGAATACCAAGGAATTCAAGGTGGGTGACGTTGTGGCCCAGCTGGTCATCGTCCCCGCGCCGTATATCGAAGTGGAGGAAGCCGACACGCTGACGCCCTCGCTTCGCGACGCCGGAGGATTCGGTTCAACGATTAAATAGCCATGAAAACGATTCTCTTACACAACCCCGCCAAACAGGACAACGTCGAAGCGATGGCCGACGCGCTGGTAGAGTCGATGCGTTACGCCAATAGCGCGGTTGATTATCCCGATGTTTCCAAGGCCAAACCCGACGACGGCGTTCCGGCCGAGTGGTTCTACAAGGCATACGTCGGTACGGCCCCCACGTCGGAACTCACGGCCATTCTCCAGTACACGCAGCAGCGGATGATCTTTGACCAGATTGGCGAAACGTTCCTCGGTATCGCCCTCACTGAGATGAAGCACTACGACCGATTAGGCGACTTCATTAACCGTATCGGAGGTAACGTATCGCGACCTGCGTTTTCGGCAGCCAAAGTGGACATTACGACCAAAAGCGCGGCCGAAGCCGTCCAGATCAACATCCACGCCGAGCAGGACACCATCGCCGAGTACGAAAAACTCATTCAGCGTATTCAGGCCAACAACCCTACACCAACTGTGACCTCGGCGTTGGCCATCCAACTTATCAACAAGATTGTCGCCGACGAGCACGTACACGTCCGTCTGTTGGCGGAGTTGGCGCAATCCCTCGGCGAGGAAGACACTACGTTATGAAAGCCGACCTCCGGAAATATACCTCGCTGTTGTTAGCCGCTGTAAAGCGCATCGAAGCCGAACGCCCAGGAGTCATAGCCTGGGCGTCTCGTCAAGAACGGTGGTGGGAGTTGTGCGTCAGCGATTACGACCTTTACCGCAGTGAGGAATTTGCGCATGTAAAGGAAGCCTATCGCCGGGCGTTGGCTGTTGCGGGCGGTGGTGAGTTGATATTCTGCTACGCTAAACCTGACGCCGAGCGGCTATACGAATTGGAGTTGAAAGGTAATTTGGTGATGGATTGTTAAATTTTCGCCAAAATATTTTGTAGATTGTAAAATTCGTATTACCTTTGCTCTTGGAAAAGAATCGTAAAACAAAATCGTTATGGAAACTACACAAGACATCAACTCCATCCTTTCGAAACTGAAGAAACTGCAGCGGCTTTACGAAGGAGCAAAAGCTATCAATTCCGAGGCTGAGGCCGCTAACGCCGCCGCTAAAATTCAGAACCTCCTCACCCAGTACAACCTTTCGATGGTCGATTTGGACTCGGTAGCCGATGACTCACAGAAAAGTAGCGTGACGGAGGACCAATTGGATGACCGTTGGTCACGTAAGACTGGCGGTGCATGGGACCAACTCCTGTTGTATGGAATTTGTAAGTACAATTTCTGCTACACAATAGTCAGCCAAAAACATACGAGCCGAATTACAAGCGGCGGCAGGCTTGTTTACGAGGTGCGTCGTAAATTCATCGTAATTGGCGAGCAACAGAACATCGAGGTTGTTAAGTGGCTATTCGCCGTGTTATCTCGGCAGTTGTACGAACTCTCCAAGAAGCGTTACAAGGAGTATTTGGCCGACGATTCACAGGCGTTGATTCGGTCGTTTACGGGCGAAAAGCGCATGTCTCCAGCCAAGTTCCATCGTTCGTATCTGACGGGAGCGGCCAAAGGTGTTCAGGACCGCCTCAAGGAGGAGCGTGACCGCGAACTCCAGGCCCAGGTACAGGTCAACGCGCTGGTACTTCGTACGGACCAGAAATTGAACGATTACGTGGCCGAGAATTACAAGGACTTACGCTCGTCGCGTCCGATACATATAGGCAGTGGCCACGCTATGGCGATGGGGCGTGAAGATGGCCGCAAGGTTAATATAACCCGCGGCGGTATCGCTGCTTCGAATACCAACTCTAACCAGATAGCGCAATGAAAATAAACCTCGTATTTGACGGGAATTTCCTGTACCATCTGTCGTTCTCGATATTTTCGACGTACTACCGCAACGAAGACCTCTGCGAGGTCTTGGACGACCGCGAAAAGCGCCAGGTTCTGATACGTAAATGCGTGATGAACCTGTGCGCCGCGGTACGGCGGTTTGGCGATGACGTAAACCGCGTGGTGGTAGTCATCGACTCCCACTCGTGGCGACGCGAGGTGTACGACGACTACAAGTACGCCCTCACGCGGGTGAAGGAACCGTGGAGCGACGCATTTGTAGAGGTCCTGGGTGAATTTGAAGCGTTATTGCGTAAACGCGGGTTAATCGTTACCCGCGTACCGGGTGCTGAGGGTGACGACCTGATGATGTTGTGGGCTTTCGCACTGGACGAACTCCCCGACGAAGAAACCGTAATACTCACAGCCGATAGCGATATTCGCCAGTTGATAACGCCAACGATTTCGGTCTTCAACTACAACTCCAAGTTCATGAAATTCTACGTCTTTCCGGGGAAAGATGGTTTTTGGAACGAACGCTTGGATGCCGATATCCAGGTCCTCACAACCGAGGCGCTGGAGGTCTTGCTGTATAAGGTGCTGATGGGGGATAAGTCGGATAATATCCCCAAGGTACGGCGCGGATTTGGTGATAAGGCGTTCAACCGTTTTATCGACGCGTTGAAGGGGGAACTGAACGGGCGTCTGCCGTCACCGACTGTATTCCAGGAGTACAGTTATACGAAGATGGCGTTGTGGATTCAATCCAAGTTCGAGAAATTTCTGGGTGCGCCGCTGAGTACCGAAGAAATTGGGCAAATTCTGTTCAACGTCAAGTTGACTTGGCTGTCGCCGTCGGTTTACGGCCCACGTCAGGAAGAACTGTTAATAGCGATGGCCGAGGAAATAGCCAACACGAAGGATTCGTACAACTATAAAAAGGCGTACACGCTTGAAGACTTCTACGGAATGTTAATAAAGTGATTAACCAAAGATAAGACGCTATGAAAAAGTGGATGTGGATTCTGATTATCGCGGTGGTCTTGACGATTGCTGCGGTAGTTTACGCCCATGAGGCGAAGATTATCCACACGCTGGTGGCTATCCTCTCGTTTGTGTCGGGAGTGGTGGCTCACTGGGCGTGGGGCAAATACGTGGCCGCCAAGGCCGTTAAACAGGTAAGTGGCGATGGAAAACATTCGTGACATCATCCTCGGCGCTCGGGCTGAACGCCAGGAGCACATGCTGAAAGGATTCGCCCCGGTGGCCGACGAAACCGAGAGCGACAAGGTTGAAAAGGGCGATAACGTCTTCGAGAAGATGGCCGACGCCATCGAGAAGTCGTGTTCCGACGACGCCGAAGAAGCCCTCCAGGCCGAAATCGAAAAGTCGGACATCATGAACGCCATCAGCGGTTACGATTCCAACATCAAGTTCGGTAAACTGGGTAAGGAAATCAAGGCCAAACTCAAGGCCGATGTCCTTCCGTCGCTTAACGCCAAACTGCAGGTACTCTCGGCTGAAATCGAGAGCAAACTTGAGGATTGTGGCGGCGTACCTACCGAAAGCGTTCCCGCGTGGTGGACATCCGAAATCAAGATGGAATTGCCGTTCCGTATCTTCAGCTGGAAAGACCGCGATTGCAGTCCCGGTCCTCAACTGGCTGGCACGCTTGTCGGTGAGGAAAAGGAGAACCCGGTTACTCCCGAAATGTGCCGTTGCCGCGAGGAGTACAACGAAAAGGTACGCGAATACGCCAATGTGGCTACTGACGTCAAGGCGTGTGAAATCCTCGAGACCAATCTTTCCGACAACGAACGCTACCAGCTGTCACCTCGTCAGCTGACGGTGTTCGGGTTTTAGTTTCTTTTCTGTTTCCATTTTGTTAGGTAGTTAGGACAGCGGCCCCGATTCGTAAACGTTTCGGGGCCAAAGTTTTTAACCGTATGAACGCATGGAGATATTTCAAAATAGGTGACATCGTGACGGACCCCGAGGTGTGGGGCCGGACGACTTTTGTAATACGCTCGTTTCACGGCAACGACTACTGCCCATTAATCGCTGCAGAGTCCCTGAAACCAATCCGCGGTAAACGCATAAGGGTAAACCTCGGCGTACCTGAAACGCGACTTGTAAACGCCCCAAAACGTCCGTTGATGAAGATTGCGGATGATACGTTACGGAGACTGGTCGGAAAAAGCACGGAAGCGCGGCGTGAATTGTTAATTAGAACTTATCGTAAGCAAAATGGCGACATTTGACCATTACCCCTGGGCTGATAAACTACCTGCCGCCACACTTGACGTCAGCGAGGAGCACTATCACGAGTTCTTCCGAACGATGTTTGAGCGCCAGATGATATGGAAGCGGCGGTTCCTGGACCAGAAGCCGCGTCCGTGGACTGATGACCCCATATTACGCGACTACAAATTCACCAACGTATATCGCGAACTGGACCGTAATTCACAGTGGCAGATACGCAACATCCTCCTGGATGACGAACTGACGTTGACGAATATGGTATGGAAGATGATGGTGTTCCGGTATTTCAACAATCCCTCGACGTTTGAATACGCACGTGAAAAGTACGGCTGGGGTGCAGGCATTCCGGATTACAACCAGTACGACGAGAAGACTTTTGCTGAAATGGTAGCGTCGTATCGGTTGTCGGGGCATAACCCCTTCACCACGGCTTATCTTATCAACTCGATGGCTGCGCCCGGTAAGACACGCGATGAATGTTACACAGGAACGGTCGTTCCTACGTTACATCGCCGTTTGTATGAGCTGATGCGCGTTGTATTAACGGCAAAAACCCCTGAGGACATTATTCAGTTCCTAAGAACACTTCCAGCGTCAGCGGCGTTTATCGCTCATGAGTTCTATCAGGATTTCACCTATATACCGCGCTACACTTATCGTCGTTTTATGCGCTTTACCCAGGATGACTACACTAACGTGGGTCCAGGTGCATCAACAGGATTACGTTTGATATTTCCATCACTAAAATGTCAAGTAGATGGTATATATCGCCTGCGCGACGAAGCCGCAAAAGCGTTGTCTGTTTATGGAGATTTCCCTTATCTGCACTGGCACAAACCGGAGAACGGGTACTACACTACACCGAATGGCGAATTAACGCTTCACCAAGTAGAGATGTGGTTGTGTGAGTATCAAAAGTATTGGAAAGTCAAAATCGGCCAAGGAAAGCAGCGGAGCCTTTTCCAGCCGCATACAAAAAGTGATGCATTTCAATGATAACGTTCCATCGACCAATAGAGGTGAAAGAATTCATGGGTATTGATTTTCAGTCTTTGGCTGAAGACCTTACTACGAGTGCCGCTAAACTTTGTGTTATAGGCACTTTTATTACTCCAATGACCGTTGATGAGGTTAAGATATTCAAACGGTTGTTGGAGTATATTCGTTTTGATGGCGAGTGGCAGGGAGCCTATGATGACCAGACCGATTATTACTACTGGAATGGCCGAACGATTGTTATTTGGGGCGATATCGCAAACCAGGCGTTGATTTTGCAGCGCAATCAACGAAACGACGTTTTGGCATTCTTCCCCTAACACCAATTATAGCAAAGCAAATTGGATAATATCATGCTCGGCATAAAAGAAAGACTCGAAATGGTGGACCGCGCTCAGCAGACATTAGCAGTACGCAAGTCGTTACTGCTGGAAAGTGCTATGCGCAGCGATAATCCGTCCGACATAATCAAAGCCGCCCAAATATTCAACCAGCAATCTAAGCCTGGAAATTCGGCTCCGCGGGCGTACTTGATTGACCCCCTGGAGTTCAACTCATTTTTGGGATATAAGGATAAGCCGTTTTCGCTTTCGTACGAAACGTTGCGCCGGATGAGCCGTACCCCCATTATCAACTCGATTATCAAGACCCGTAAGAACCAGATAGCCGACTTCGCTGAACCGCAGGCCGACCGCTATTCGACGGGTTTTGTTATTCGGCGTAAACCCAAGTTCGGCCAGGAGCAGAAGATGGACACGCAGGACCGCAAAATTGCGTCTTCCATCACCGACTTCATCCTCAACTGTGGTGATACCGCTACATGGGACGGCGACGAGTTTGACGAGTTCATCCGTAAGATTGTGGACGACTCGCTGACGTTCGACCAGATGACGTTTGAGTGTATTCGCAACCGCCGCGGCAAACTGGTCCGCTTCCAGGCGGTTGATGCCGCTACGTTCCGTCTGGCGGAATCGTATTTCGACGGCGAGTACAACAACCCCTACTTTGAGGGAGCGATGATGGACGACCGCCAGAACTGGGGACCCAAGGTCGATGGCTATTATCCAGCCTACGTCCAGGTGTACCAAACGGCCAAGGTGGCGCAGTTCTACCCCTGGGAGTTGTGTTTCGGTATCCGTAACCCGACCACGTCGATTTACGCCAATGGGTACGGAAACTCGGAGTTGGAAGAGTTAATCAACGTCGTAACATCGATGCTTTGGGGCGACGAGTACAACCGCCGCTTCTTCTCGCAGGGTTCGGCCCCGAAAGGTCTTCTGCGTATCAAAGGTAACGTGAACGAGGCTTCGTTACAGCAGTTCAAGCAGCAGTGGCAGGCCATGATATCGGGCGTTATGCAGTCGTGGAAGACGCCCGTCGTTGAGGGCGATATCGACTGGGTTGACCTCCAGAAGAACAACCGCGATATGGAGTACAACTCGTGGATGGAATACCTGATTAAAATCGCCTGTGCGGTGTTCTGTATCGACCCTACAGAAATCGGCTGGGATATTTCGCGTTCCAACGGAAGCGGCCTAACGTTCGGCGACGGCCAAAAGCAGCGCATGGAGCAGTCGAAGGACAAGGGCCTTTACCCGATGCTGAAATTCATCCAGCGTAAGGTTAACAAGTTCATCGTCGAGCAAATCAACCCCGACTTCGAATTCGTATTCATGGGCCTCAACGGAATGACCATTTCTGAGGAGCTGGATATGGACATCAAACGCCTCCAGGCTTTCCAGACCGTGGACGAAATTCGCGAGAAATGGGACCTCCCGGCTATCGGCGAAGAAAAGGGCGGCGATACTATCGAAAACTCCGTTATTCAGCAAGCCATCAGCGCCAAACAGCAACAACAGCAACAGGCCGCGATGGGCGGTATGGGCATGGGCGGAGGCAATCCGTTCGAAGAGGCCGCGGGTATGGGTATGGAGGGCGGAGGCCCCGCTGACCAGCCTGTGGCCGGAGGCGACGGCGAAGAAGACGCCGCCGCTCAGCCGGGAAACCCGTTCGACCTTTACGCCGAGGGTGACCAAGAAGAAACCATGAAGGCACGCGAGTCTAACCCCCTCGTGGCTGCATTCGACGAATACTTACAAAAAGCAATACACCATGACGAGTAACGAGAAAAACACCGCGCCTATTGTCCAGTTGCTGGCTGACGCTATGCCGAAACCGATTGTTGACGCCTCGGGTGGCGACGTTATCTACCGCGGCTACGCGCCTATCGGTACGGGTCAAGGCGAGGCCGGGTGGCGCATCGAACGGGAAACCACCTCCGACGGTATCACCATCACCGAGTATCCCCAGGGGGATATGAGTTACAATTTCGTGTGGGACGACCGCAAGACCTACGTATATTCACGCTAACAAAGTTCAAAATGGCAACTATTGACGTCGGAACTGTAGCAGGTATTTCCATCGGCACGACGCCTCCGTCGAACCCGGCGATTATCTGGTACGATACTACCGACAAACTCCACAAAAGTTACGATGCCTCGCTCGGGCAGTGGGTTCCGATGTCGCAGGCAATTGTGACCCAGATAAACGACTTCAACGACCTTATCAATAAGGCTAATCTCCCCGGCGGTTTACCTATCGCGGCGTTCTACAACGTCCTGAAGCGTGACTCCGACCCGTTCTGGAGCACCATGGTGTGGGTAGTAGGCCAAACACGTATTCAGTACGTCGATAAGCAAAACAACATCATCGTCGAAGACCTCGCGGGTCAGGGTACGACCACGCAATACGTTGCTTCGACGAACTATTTCTTCGATAATATCGTGGCGACTTTCGACCAGAAGACGTCACAACTCAATTTCGATTTTCAACAGTTGGCTGATAACCCGGCATTGGCCGACGTGTTGTACGGTATGCGGGTTGTTAATGATAACCCCACGCTGGTTAAGCGCACTGTGAAGTCGTTACTTTCGACGTCACCCAAGAACTCGTTAGGATTCGTAAACGGTTTGTTCTTTGACTTTGGCGCGGCGATGAGCGGCATTATCGTTTCCGAGCAAGCCAACGATACCCAGGTAGTCGGGTACAAGCAGTACACGGCCGATTATGCCGCGATGGATAAAACATTCCAGGAGGTTCAGAGAATCATCAACGACTGGCAAAACGGCTCGCAACAGATGATCTTCAGCGCCCGGCTGATTGAGGTGAATCCTGTTACGGCTACTATTGCCGCACCGCAAGACCTTACTACGACCGACGATTTGAAAATGGCGCTCAACAAGATTCAAGGCTGGTACAACCGCTTGAAACTGGCTACCGGAATGAGCCTGTCGTCGGCGTATAAAGCTGATCCCGCCACCAAGGGTGTTATGCCTGCTGGCGGCGATCCTGTTGAAAAAGCCATCGCGCTGCTTCACCAAGCCATTTTGGATGTCGATTTTTCGCAGTACGGCGATTCCAGTAACATCAAGATAGGCGGTTCACAAGACGACTTCCCTGACATACCTTATATGTCTTTTATCGACGTTGAAGGTTCGGTTCGTCAAGCGTTTGAGGTAGTGTGGAGTGCGTTGGGTAATATCATTACGGGTGACGATACTGGCGAAATACTGAAGAAACTCGTTGTTTCGTCTTCCATATTCGAGCGCAACGTGCTGAAAAGCCACTTGGCCAGAGGTATTGTTGGCGGCTTCGACGGTTACAGCATTCTGCCTGGCGGCAGTACTTACAACGTCGAGTTGGGGAAGCGCTATTTTTACACTTTGAATGCGTCGGAAATTTCTTCATCGACTTGGACTCTTAATTTGGGTACGCTTACCAACCCGTCGGCGTTGGAGGCATACACACAAGAAAGTGTCGGCGGAACTATCGAAGTGCTCGTCTATTGTAATGTCGCTAACGGCCAGACTCTGCGTGTTGTTGACGGTAATGGCATTAAGGCGAATTACAATATGTCGCAAAAGGGGTATTATCTTCTCACGGCTTGGGCTACGCAGTTTATATCCCGAAGCAGTCTTGGTTTTGAGTGTTTCATCACGCGGCCGGAATATTTAGGATAGTATGTGTAAGGTGGTCTATTTAACATCGCGGCGTTTTAACGCTGAAGCACGGCGCTTCATCCAAGCGCTGGCTGAAGAATTACGTCGCCGACGTATCGAAGTGGTGGTTGGCAACGCTTACGATGTTTGGAACTACTTCAGACCCCATCGAACTTATGGTATCGCGTTGGCGATTGACTTTTTCACCGACCGTAAGGACGGTTGCAGTTTAACACTAAACCAGGTTTGTCCGGCGTTGACGCGCGACTTCGCCTACAACCTTTCAAACCACTATGACCTCTTAACGCCTCAAATCCGTTGGCGGTCGTTCTCGTTTGTTGATTCGTACGATCCTCAGTGGTATCGTTTCTTCAATCGTGTAAGTGCCGAGGTGAAACTCATTATCTACCCGGCTACGCTTACCAACGAGGGAGACATGGATGCTTACAAAAGCGCTCAGCCCGATATTATAAAGGCGTTCGCTGACGAAATATTGAGGTGTCTTCGCTCTAATTACGATTCCCACGCGTATGCCCGTTCCGCTAAGGCCGCACGCATACGTATTAACGAAAGAATGAAACGCAATGGCTGACGGGCTTTTCATGACCACCATCTTCCCTGTAATTTCGCTTCTATTCGGGGCGGGCGGTATTGGCTACGCCATTGTGGCGCGTATGTTGGACCGTAAGAAATACGCCCAAGAGGTGCGGTGTAGCCAGGCCGACGCCGACCTGAAAGGCGAGGAGTTTTGGAAAGGGAGATATGATACCTTAATGACGGAACTCGACAAGAAGGAATCGTGGTGGAAGGAACGGTATGATAACCTGTACCAGGAGGTTCAAAACGAACGTAAGTTGTCTAACGAGATGATGACTAACTTTCGTAATGAACTCAACAAGATTCGCGAGGAATACGAGGCGCAACGCCAGGCAGACCGTGATAAGTACAACCGCCTGATGGAAGAGTTCCGCGCTCAGGAGTATGCAGCTAACCAGGCGGCCGAAGATTACAAGAAGCGCATCAACGAACTCGAAGCGTCCATAGTGGCTTACGAGGATATGATTAAAAGCGGCAAAAGGCCATGAAGACGGCGGCATCCATAATTATCGTTGTAGCGGCCCTAATTTTCGCGTTCTTTCTGGGGCGGAGCAGTTATACCCCTGAACCCCCTAAAGTCATTGAAAAGTGGCTGACAAAGTACGACACGGTCGAATACCGTGACACGGTTAAGATTCCCGTTCCGCAGGTTATCGTCCGTGATACCACGATATACCTGCCAGGCGAAATCGACACCGCTGCCTTGCTGGCCGACTACCTGGCCCGAAAGGAATATCTCCTCGACTTTTCCAACGACAGTATCGGCGAGTTCCGGGTCGATATCACCGTCCAGCGCAACGCCCTTACAGAGGCTGTGTCACACGTCAAACCGCTCATCCGTGTTCATGAGGTTGAACGCACGATTATCGACAAGCAAATTCCCTTTATACAAGGTTATGCCCAAATAGGAACCTCCGTGGATTTTGGCACACAAAAGTTTTCCGCCGGAGCCGATTTCCGTCAACGGTTTTTGGTCGGCGCGTCAGCTATAAGAGTTAATGACCAATGGGGGTACACATTAGATTTTGGCATAAAATTTTAACAATTCTCTTGGCAGTTTGGATAAAATTTACTACCTTTGTATTGGAAATGAAACTTATAAACCTATAAAGTCATGAAAGAAATTATCAACTACGGCGAAGCACGTCGTCAACAAATTCTGAAAGGTTTTACCAACATCGAAGAGTGTATCGAGGAAGCGCCGATTGAAAAAGCGCGTCACGGTGTTTACGCCGATAACGCTCAGAATCGCCGTCTGCAGCGCGTGGGCCAGGAGTACGGTCACGCCGCTCAGGAAAAGCCTGAGGCAGGCCAGGAAGAGGGTGGTGTACCGGAGGGCAACGTAAGTCTCCAGAACCACGCTCGTCAGGCTTCAGAAGAGGCCCTCGTAAAGGTAGCCAACGACCCGTCGGCCGACGCTGAGATGCGTAAGGTAGCCACGGCTGAGCTGGAGCGTCGTGGCGTAAACGTTCGCGCCAAGAACAAGAAAGGTGACCAGTCGCTCCGTGATGGTTTGGCTGACGGCGACGCCAAGTCGGCTTCGACGTTCGAATCCATGGGTTTCCGCCAGATGGACGATGAGGACCTGGCTCAGTACGCCGGAGTTGAAGACGCCGCTCACGCTTTCATCAAGCAGGTTGGCGGTGACGAAGACGGCTTTGACCTGGTAGTTACCAAGACCAGCGAGGGTTATCGCGTGGACAAATACCCCTATGCTGACGTGGACAATTTTGAGTCCGTGACGGTCAAGAAAATCGAGGATGTCGAGGGAGCCGCTTCTAAATTTGGTGACCCCGATGCTAAGGGTGGAAAGGCTGATGCCAAGTCGCTGGTCGACAGTTTCTACTCTGCCATGGAGGATGAGGGAGATTTCGACGCTAAGTCGTTCAAATCCTATGTGAAGGAAAAGGGCGGCAAAGTCGTTAAAGAACTGGCTGCGGCCATCGGTAACTTACCCAGCGAGACGATGTCGAGTGACCCCGATGATGAGGAAATCGCCGCTGAAATCGAATCGATGTTCAAAGAGGCGGGGATGCGCGTTCCTCGCGAAGTCAAGAAAGAACTTGATAAACTCCAAGGTTCCGCTGAGGGCGTTGTGGATAAATGGAACGCTTATCTCGAAGAAGAGGACGGCGGCGAAGATTTTGCCGATTCTCTCCAGTCGCTGGTTGATAAAAAGAGCGACGCCAAGGTAGTCAAGGAACTTGCCGAAGCGTTCCGCAATCTTCCGGCAGAGACGATGTCCAGCGACCCGGATGATGGTGAGATTGCCGACGAAATCGCCAACATGTTCGAAGAGGCTGGGGTTACACTTTCGAAGAAAGGTCAGGCCGCTCTTGACAAGATGCGCGATGATTCCGACTACGAAGAAAACGCCGACGACGCCGGGGAACTGGTACGCAGTTTCGACGATATGGCCGAAAACGATACCGATTTCGATTCCGCAGGATTCAAGTCGTTCGTCAAGAAGAAAGGCGACGCCGCCGCCATCAAAGCACTTGCCCGGTATATTCGGGAAAATCCCCTGGGTGGTAACATGGAAAGCGAACTCGATGACGACGAGATTGCTGAGGTTATCGAAAACATGTATGCCGAGGCTGGCGTAAAGGTATCTAAGGATGGTCACAAGGAACTCGACGCTTTGCGCGGTGGCCAGAAAGAAAGCGATACCAAGCAAGCCGAAAAGGCTGAGCGGGCCAAGAAAGCCGCTGCGGCTGATAAGGCTTCCAAGGCAAAAGGCGCTGAATTGGATGCCAAGCTGAAGACCGTTGAGTCGGTGGACAAGATGGTGAAAGATGTCTTCAACGAAGACAACTCGAAGAAATTCCTCAAGAATTTTCTGAAAGACCCTGAAGCACATGCCAAGGTCCTGTCCCAGCGCATAAAGTCGGGCGACAAGAAGACTGCTGCTGACGCTCAGTATGTTGTTAACCGTATTGCCGGCATTATCATGGACCCCGTGTCTCGCAGTCGTGGCGAGGGCGTTGGTCAGGAAATCGGCAATCATCCGGAGTTGAAGAAATTTATCGATGCAAACGATGAGGCTAACAACATCAAGTGGAATCAGTTTGGCATGGACAAAGAGGAATCTCGGAGGTTGTTCGACGAGAAGAGGAAGAAGATGGATGCCGCACGCAAGGGATTTGTAAGCAAGTTCCTTGAGATTTACGGCGGTAACAAAGAGGAGTAATGCCTTACAACGCCAAACATACGCATTTTCTTCCGTCACCGTTCCCCACCGTTACTCAGTACGAAGATCGGTTTATCCACGAATGGAACGCCAACAACGCCGCAGCGCTTGGTGATGTACTAAAATACATCGCCGACGCTACGGCTGTGGCGGTAAAAGAATTAAAGGAAGATGGACCAAAGAAAAATAATTTGGGCCGTGTCAGCAGCGAAGGCTGAGAAGATTTGGCATATCGGCACAACAATCGCTGCTAACAGCGCGTTGAAGGAAACGCCGCCTTACCCTGTACGAGTCATCGTTCGCGTGAAGGATGATAAGGGGAAGGTGAGGTATAACATCGGTACGCTATCACGCGTCAGTGATGGTAAGTGTGAGGTGAATTTGTTCCCCAATGGTGCGCCGATTACAGCGTCGTTAGGGGTTAACGAAGAGGTTCGCCTCTGGCCTGATATCGATTGGTTTTGGAAAAAGATGTTTGACGAAGAAGCCATCAAGATCAAAGACTTTTCCGAACTCACCAAGTACAGAGCTGTTATCGTCAAGTTGGGGAATGCTGAAAACGGGTTTTGTTATAAGCCTGGAAAAGTTGTTGCAATTACCGATAAGAGCGTTGAAATCGACCTTAACAACGGTAGAATTGCCGTTAAACACGGCCACGAATCACGAGTAAGATTATGGGAGTAGTAGATGAAGTGACGAGGGTATTTCATGAAGCCAATCAATACCGCCACGACCACTTGCGTAAAGCCATAGGTGCTTTTGAGGGAAGCCTCACCGACGGCGATGCGCTGGAGAAGGCCCGTTCGAAGACAGGGCGGTACGCCAACACGGCCAAGAATCGGAAATTAGGGCGCGTCGGAATGCCGTATGAAAAGAAATCACGCTTCCCCGCGCCTCATCAGCGTCGAGATTCCGAGCACCGTCAAGAAGGTACGTATATTCGTACACTTACGGTGGGTGATGGCGCTGAAGCAGTCGAAATAGCCGACGATGGCGTTGCTCGTAACGATTTTTACGATAATCAAGAAGTCGGTAAATACGCCAAGCGTCATTATGAAAAAGTGAAAAACGGCGACAAGGTTCGTTATGACGGCAAGGTGAAAACCGTTTACGCAACCAAAGAATTGACTGAAAACGGCATTACAACGCAGTACGTTCAATTTGTAGGCAGACCGTCGTATAGCGGTGCGCCACGTGGTACAGGTAAGTGGGTTCCGCGAAAAGACGTCGAGAAACTATGATTTTCAACAACCGCCAAATAGACGACATGGTCGGTATTCTCCGGCGTTGGCAGTACCTGTTTATTGCCAAGCACGCCGGATTGGACTTTCTGACCCAGTCGGAGATCGACATCTTGGTGGCGTCGGGCGTCAACGTCGATAAGTACAAGAACTCTAAAGGCATCATCGAACACGCCTTTCTGTTTGGAATCTTGGCTGAGGCACTCGGCGATCAACGCGCCAAGAAGATGAATTACAAGCAGTTTCTCCAGTTCCTGAAGTCGGGAAATTTCGTACCACTCACCGAGCAGGAGGAAAACGCGCTCAACTACCTCAAGAACCGCGCCTATACCGACATCACGTCGCTTGGCAACCGTATCGTCACCGGAACACGGAACGCCATCCTCAAATCGAATTTCCGCCAGCAATCGGTAATACGTCAGCAAATCAAGGATAAGGCCATGCAAGCCGTCCAACTGCGTAAGGGGGCGCGATATATAGCCAGCGAACTGGGGAACCTTACCCAAGACTGGGGACGCGATTGGCTGCGTATTGCGTACTATCTCCTGCACGAAGCCTACAACGTGGGCCGTGCTGAAAGTATTTTCAAGCAACACGGGCCTGACGCCAAAGTGTATTTCGACGTCTATCCAGGCGCGTGCGCTAAGTGCCGGGAGTTGTACTTAGAAGACCCCGAGGACCCTACCTCAAAACCTAAACTGTTCCGTTTGGCGGACCTTATCGCTAACGGTAACAACATCGGTCGTAAGGCGGCAGAATGGCTCCCTACGATTGACCCAACACACCCCTACTGCCGTTGCACGATTAACTACGTTCCTGACGGCTTTGATTGGGACCCTGCAACCCGCGCTTTCACCAAGCCCATCAAACGCCAGTTTAAGAATCCAAAGTTAAAGAACGTGAAACTTAACATCAAAGTAACTAAATCATGAAAAACAAAATCGTACAAGACCCCCCGTTCACTATTCAGGTCGAGCCAACTGAGGGGTGTAACCTGGGATGTTCGTTTTGCGGTTTGCGCGGTATGCGTGAAAAAGGTACCAAACCGTGGCTCTTTATGACGCTTGAAACTGCTGAGCGTATTGCGTCGGAAGTGGCTCGCGTGGGGTGGAAATGTAAAATCGTGTTTGCTATGCATGGCGAACCTACGTTAAACCCTAAGTTGGTTGATATTATCGGCGTGTTTCGTAAGTATTTGCCGAAAACCGTTTTTCACATGTACACTAACGGCTATGGCATCAACCGCGCAGATGATACGGCGGCTTATCTCGACCGTCTGTTCGAAGCAGGAATCAACGACATTTTGGTCGATTGCTATACTGCCAAGGGGGACTGGAATTTTGTGGATAAAATCGACATTGAAAAGTACAACGTCACGGCCCTTGAACCTGGCGTTCCGTACTATCTCCCCAAGCAGGGGCGTCGTATTTTGCTGTTGCCGCCACTTACCGAGGATGACATCAACAAAGGAACGCGTCGTCTGGCTAACCACTGCGGCGCGGCGTTCCCGCTCGACGACTCATTCAACAACAAACGCTGTACTTTCCCGTTCCGCGAACTGGATGTACGTTGGAACGGCCAGGTGTGCCTGTGCTGTGACGACTTCCGCGGCGAGTATCCTATCGCCAATATCCACGATATGCCTATCGAAGACCTCTGGAATCATCCGCGCTTCCACGCTGCCCGCGTGATGCTGTACAACAACGACCGTCGGTTCCGTCCGTGCCAGGGTTGTACACACGTCAGCGTCCGCGTCGGTTTCCTGCCTGATAAGATGGGCAAGAAAACGCTCCCGCCTATCACGCCGGAAATTCGCCGTATGGCTGAGGACGTATCGAAGGACGGCCCCTGCGCCGAGATTTACAAACGGCCATGGGAAAAATAAAGTACCTCTGTGTCGAGCCGCACGCAGGTGACCTCCTGATGAGCGCTTGTCACGTTTTAGTAGCACCCGAATATGACGTTCGGGTGCTTACTGTAGATAGCGACCCAAAACGCGTCGAGGAACAGCGCCAACTGTGCGATTTTCTTGGTATAGCTATGGACTATCTGGACCTGGAGTTAGAAGATGTCCGTTGTAGCAATTTTCAGAGCCAATGTAGGGATTTAAGCTATGAAGCGGTCTATACGTATCTTCGGAATAAATACGACTCTGACGGGCTTAATTTCGCTGAACAAACGCTTCGCGATTATTTGCGTAAGTTTATGCGCCGCAACCCCGGTTACACGTTACTGGCGCCTCTCGGTGCAGGACACCCGTTCAACCAGTTTATCCACGATACGGTATATGACACGGCGTCCAGCGCGGAATATTATCGCGACTTCCCTTATTCGTATGCATCGCGAGGCCGTGAACAAGTACGCGTGCAATGTTATAACAGCGAAAACCTACTGATGAAACGCCGGGTATCGTGCGACGATATGTTTGACGTTAAGTGGGAGTTGGTTATACGGTTTTATCCTTCGTTGGAAGCCACTATGGATAAATACCAGCGTTTTATAGAGCAGAACCCGCCCGAGGAAATATGGTACGAGGGTGAATTACCGTTTTGATGCGGTGTTTACGTTTTCACAAGTATATCAAACGTGTAAACCTAAAATTGCAAAATATGAAAGTTCTTATCGGTGAATTTGTAATGAGTCCTTATGGGGGTATCGCTGCCTATGTAACGGAGATAATTAAAGGGTTCAAATCTCTGGGGTGTGATGTCGACTTGTTTCGGCTTTCTCCCAGTAAGATAACCCAAAAGGCGTATGACGCTAAATGTGCTGAGTTGAAATCTGGCGATTATAAGTATAAGTCGTCGTCGGGTTTTGAATACGACGCAAATGTTGGCTATTGGTGCAACAGCATCGAGGGCTACATGCTTCCGCCCTCTAACCGAATTCCGGTCTACGAAGAGGGGGCGCTCGAACAGTGGCATAAATTGGCGGACACGGCGGATATCGTTCTATGGAATTTCCTTCCTACGCATAACCGCGCCTGGGAGGGTAAAAACGGACAGCCGTTCGATTATTGGTACAAATTCTTCGACTTGCCGTCCAGTGTATCGCAGGTGTATATCGTGCATGATATTTCGCCTGACAAACGCAATACATATCTTTCTGTGCTAAAGGACAAGATTCTGTTCTTGGCCGTTGCTCACCTTGTGGGATACAAATGCTGTGAGAATATCGGCATACCGCGCTCTTTGCTTCTCAATCCACGCTTTCTTGACGAGAAGAAGAGCCCGGCTACGCCGATGAAGTCGCGCGAGGTGGATTTCTTTGCAGGGCACATTTTCAAGCCAGTTAAGCACTTGGAAGAGTACATTCGCGCTATTCCGTACATTAACGCCAAGAAGCAGCACACATGTTGGTTGGCGGGTGCAGGAATCGAACAGAACTACATGACGGCTCCGGTAAAAATTAAGCCGCGATACATATGCTCTAAGACCTATGACCCCGACTTGGACCCGGCCCTTGAGGGTAAGGTTACTATTTGGAACCGGGCCTTGGAATGCGGCATGGAGTACTTTGGGCTGTTGAGTGTTAGCCAGGTAAGCGACGTGCTGGATAACGCTAAGTTTGCCATCGACCCGCAATACAGCCCGTATGGTTCGCTTCATGGCCGTACTCACATAAATGGTTCATCATCGAAGCACTTGTTCATGGTACATACCCCGTAATACGAGACTATCGTGGCATTACGCCGGAAAGTCTTACAGTTGAAGACCCGATTTTCGACGTAATGGAAAAGATAGCCATTCCCTGGGATGCGACCCCAAAACAGTTTGCTCAGATGTTAAAAGACGCTTTGCGTATGGACCCTGAAAAGTACCTCGCTGATACGGACCATAATTACAAAGTGGCTTTGGAATTGTTTAACGCTCGCGCCAATGCTGAAGAAATAATTCGTATTTGTAAGGGTGGAAAGAAATATGTCAACAAACACCTGGAATGTGGCGAAGATTCTCCAGAGGTGCAAAAGAGTACCAATAAGATGATGGAAGAATTTTTCCACATACCACTGCCTCTCAAATGGGAGAACAAGTAACAACAGGGGATGCTTTCGAGGCATCCCCTGTTTGTATGCCAAATATAAGTTTACAAATGCTTATTTTATGGTAGAACAATTTGAAAAAGCGAAGCACAACGTCGGCGACCACCACCCTACCCAGCCGTGGGTGTGGACGGAATACAAGCCTGGCAAATTCGATTGGCGTCACGAGAAAAAGAACGCTAAACCCAAGCCCAGCGCCGATACTGGCAAAGAGTCGGGTAATTCGGGTCCTGTGACGAGTCTTGAAGCGTGGGCCAAGAAGACCAGCGACGATAACCTTTTGAAGGTTGTTAACAACCCTAAAGGCAACGCCCAGTTGCGGCATATTGCCTACAACGAGTTGAAATCTCGTAACGCCGATATGTCGCAGGTGGACACCAGCGGAACGCTGTCCACGTTGCTGAAGATGACTACTCAACAGGACCTGTTGCGCCTACCACCACCGGAGCCAAGGTGGACATCAACGATGGCGAGGGCGGTAACGACGATGGCGAAATCGTCGAAGACTGGTTCCTCAACCCTGAGGACCCGCGCATTCAGAAAAAGTTCAACAAACTCCAGAGCCGTCAAGACCGTATCGCTTACGACCGCTTCGTCTATGCGATGAAGAAAAAGGACCCCGATTACGAACCGCCCGTTGAGGTCATGTACGACCTGAACCGCCAGTATCTGGAGTTCCTCGATAACAAGGAGCAGCGGTTCATGATATCGGCTGGTGGTGCAGGTATCGGTAAATCTTACGGTTTCAAGAAGATTGCCGAACTGCTCAACAAGCGTCCGTTCGACGCTGAAACCGACTCTCCGGGTGACGGCGACTATGACTACGTTGAACTCGGTGACATCAACTCCAAGAAGCAACTGCTGGGCGTACTGAAAGCCACAACGGTAAGATTCTTCTGTTCGACGATACCGATTCCGTTATAACCCGCACCGACCTGGCTTCTATCATGAAGAAAGCCACCGCCGCTTCAGGTAAGCGCGTGGTCGGCGACCCGGAGGACGTCAAGTCGAATTTCGTATTCACGGGCCGTATCATTATCATGACCAACAAGGACCTCGTGAACCTTTCGAAGAACGAGGACACTAAGGCCATCATTTCGCGCGCTACGCTGACGTCGGAGGTATATCTTACCGTCGATGAAACTATCGAGGTTCTGAAGGACCGCTACGAGGAAATGGACATCCCCCAGCAGCCGCACCTCGAAGACCCCGAAGAGGACAAGAAGGAGCGCAAGGAGCTGTACGACCTTATCGTCAAGAATAAGAACAAAATCGACCCCGCTAAGTTTACCACCCGTACCTTTGGAACCATCCTGTCGGAGAAGCGTTCTACCGACCGTTCTAACAGGATGGCCAAGATAGGCGGTGAGTGGACCAACCTCATAGGCAATAAGCAAAAAGAGTGGGAGCGGGCCGCAGTACGTGCACTGACGAAAGGATTCGTGTACGAGGCCATCCAGCCTGTCGAAACCTCCGATGAGATAGCCAAGGCCGAAGCGTTGCTCGACTCCGCAGAATCGCTCGAAAAGGCCGATTTTACCGAAAAGCAGCGTGAGCGTCTTGCTGATAAAAAGGAGCTCTCCCTGACGGTTCGTTCCCGATTCGTAACAAGTCCGACTTGAAGAACGCCATCCGTCTGGCCGGCAACGCCAAGAATCCTGAACGCGCCCGGCGTTGGATTAAACGCCGCGCCAAATCGCTCGGTGCCGAGGATATGATTCCCGATACGTGGAAAGCCCGCGCCACGGACCTCGGTGCATTACCCGCCGACGATATGTCGATTGAAAAAGCAGAAACCCTTTTGTTCGGATAGTTTATGGACGAACTGAGAAAAGCGCTGGAAACTTTCGCCCTCCGTAATGCCGAGGGCGATGTTTCTGACGCCGTATTGGAGAAAGCCTGTGAAGCGTACAAGGCCCGTTCCGAGTTCGTCGATGACTACGAGTACAGCCTGTATGTAACCAAGTCGTTGTACGACCATCTCCACGGCGTTGAACAGGACCCGGACATCGTAAAGGCCATCATGCCTGGTCAGACTAAGGTAGTCAATGGCGTGGTGTACATTTGGACGCTTACACCAAACGCCAAAACTACCTACGACTGGCGTGTGTACAAGAATCCTCAAGGCATACCTGTTGGAAAAGGGGCTTTTCGTTCCAAAGTCATGTTGGCTCAACAGGAAAAGGAGGTGAATGAAATGTTCCCCGCCGACCCCTCGCAGCTGACCTTTGTACAGAAATTAGGCGGTTCCACGGGAGCCGTCCTGATGAAGGATGCCAAGGGCCGCGAATTTGTCGTCAAGAGTTCAAAGAACACCAATCGCGGTCACGTTGCGGCAGAGTACTACGCCGCGCAGGTGTACAGTCTCTTGGGGTTGGACACGCCGGACTATGAGTTGTATGACGACGGCACCGACCTGACGCTTATCTCGAATTACATGCGTGGTATGTCCGAACCCCAGGTTAAGGACTATGACGCCATGGCTAAAGGTTTTGTTGTTGACGCCTTTCTGGCCAACTGGGATGTCTATCAGAACGACAACTGCCTGGTAGATGCGGCAGGAAAGGTTTACCGCGTCGATAATGGCAGTGCGTTCAATTACCGGGCACAAGGAGCCAAAAAACCGTTCAACGACCAAATCGACTGGGACAGCATGGTACGCTACAATCCCAGTATCATAGCCAACCTCAAGCCACAGGATTTTATTGACCAGATTGACGCGCTTAAAGCCCGTAAAGAAGAAATTCTGGCATTTTTCGACGCTGGAAGATTGGCGTCGAAGCCTAAGATGCGTGCCATAATCGAGGCCCGATTCAAGGACCTGGACCGCATCCGCGGGTACTACGAGGTTGAGTTGCGCCGCACCACGCGCCAAGTTAAACCTCGGACGCTGAAATCTCAAGCGGATATGTACCGCGAATTTACAGAGGACGAGGTGAACGATTTTTGGCAGAATCAGGACGGTGGCGCCTACTATCGAAAATTACAAAGACACGGCGGAGATACCGGGTGGGAGTTGCTTTCCACCATTTGCGCTGCTCGTGGTTTTGATGCCCGCCCCGATGTCGTTGACGACGCTGCGTTCTGGGCCAAGGCGGCTTCGGCTAAGTATCATATGTTCCGCGGCGTTGCCCCGCGTGGAAGCGACAAAAACTACTTTGCCGACGACTTCAAATACAACGACGCCTGCTATTATGGAACTGTTGGTATCTACGGCGAGGGAATTTATTTTCACGTCAACGACTCCAGCAACGCCGACCGCACTCCTTCGGGATACAAAAAGACTTCGGCATACCATAACGCACTCGGATACGCTGGCGCTGGCGCCGTTATTGAGGCGTGTCTCGAGGACGACGCCAAGGTCATAACCGTCGCGGACGCCATGGAGGAGGTCAGGCAGTTGGCTGCTGGTAACTCAGCAGCACTGAAAGCCGCACAGGCCGAACTCGACAACGCTAAGGCCGAATATGACCGTGTTAGCGACGAACTCGAAAACCTTACCGATAACACCAAGAAGCGGGTTAAGTCCAGTATGCACTGGGACGATGCTTCGTATATCGACATTCCGTTGCAGATTGACCAAATAATCGACTGGGGTGCTATCGACGATGACGGCAACCCGGCGTACATGAAATTCGACGACTTCATGGACAACCACCTCCGTGGCTGGGTCACCGCTAACGGCGGCACTATCACGGAAAAGGGTAACGGTACGGGCGATTACGTTATCAAGATGCCGAATACGGCGGAACGGTTCGTGTTCTCGCGCTATCGGTACGAGAACGACGCCATCAAGCGCAAGAACGGTTTCGCCCGCCCTTACAACTACCCCGTTCGCCAGTTCAAGGAATGGATTATGCGCGAGCACTACGGTAAAATCGAGGACGCTGTGGAAGAAGCCGTTAACAACCTCGGCGACGAAATCAAGCGTCTTCAGGGAGAGCAGCGTAAGGCGTACACCGTTTATCAGGATAAGCGCGATGCGGTGAGCAAAATCAATGTAACCTCTGTTGGCGACCCTGATAAGGATATCTATGCCGCTATTTACAAAAGCGTTCATGAGGGCCACGATAAGGAACCGTTGGGAGTTTATGCCGCTCTGAAAGGATACGACGCTCTCATCCAGCCCAACGGTAACTACTGTGGTAATTCCTTCATGATTGTGCTGAACCGCTCGAAAATCATTACTCGAAAATAGTATGAAAAAGAAACCACAATACGGTATATCGCGCATGCGGACAACCTCGGTTGTTGGCGGTATGGCGTCGCCGTATGTAAATCTTAAACAACCCTCGGAGTTGATACCGTTCAAAGGCGATTTGCCGATGCTGAACGATATTGACGCCATAAAGTTTCGTGATACTATTCGCGAGACGCTATCGTTGGACGAGTTGAGTCCTCTGTTCCAGCGCGTGGCCACTGAGGGATATCGTATTGCCGTTATGGAAGAAGGATTCATCGCGTATCTTCGCGAGCGAGCCATAACGCCTGACGATTTTGTAAAATTAAGCAACGCCGAGAAATCGGACTATTTGCTGGATTGGATGAATTTGAACTCATTAGGTTTGGAATCGCTTAAAATCACAATCCGCAATGGCAAAAGTTACGTACAATAATCTCGCGGCGTTCGCTATCAACGACACCGTGAAGGACCTTATCAGCCGCGTGGCTGACGCTACTAAAAACCCCGACGTCGTTATCACTTCGACGTTGCGTACTCCTGAAGCCCAAGCCAAGGCCATGGCCGATAACCTTTACGCCGGCAAGCGTATTCGTTATCGCGCTCCGGGTGCAGCGGTTGTAAAGGTTTTTGACGACAACTGCAAGAAGCAGGCCCGTTCTGAAGTCGAGAAACTGATGGTCGCTGAAATCAAGCGTCAAGCCTCGTTGGGACAGCGTGTTTCGCTCCACTGCACAACCGAAGAGTTATATCGCCAGTGCAATATCATCGATCTGTCGATCACCCGTATGAAAAACCCGCGTGACTTCACCAAAGCGTTGGCCAAAGAAGAAAAGTGCCGTAAAATTATCACGCCGTTGGGTGATACGAAGTACGACAGCCCGAAAGTTTCCATTGACGCCAACGAGCCTGCAATACACGTTGAAATAATGGCGTGACAACTATAAATTTGTAAATTCATAAAATCATAGAATATGCCTACTTTTATTGACATGTCTGCGTTGACGCTGAAGTCTTCGGCCAGCGGACAAGAAGAAATTCAGGTTTCTGAGTCTAACAAGATCAACACAAGTCAGATTGCGGCGTTGACGTTTGCGCAGAATCCGAATATGGGCGATTTGCCTATCAACAGCCGTTTGAAGTACGTCGATAACAAGACTACGCTTCTCGGTATGCTTAAGATGCTGACGGCGGCGGCTAATATCGGACGTCTGCGTATCGTGTCTGGCAACCCCGCCACCGGAGCGTCCGGGAAACCGGAGTTGGCCTTCATCGTTAATATCGTTCAGGGAGCGAATGCCGAAACGCAGGGGACGAACGGCCTCCAGATTTTCCATCTTACCAACGACTACATCCGCGTCATTCCTTCATCCAGTGTCGCTATGGCATGGCCTACACTCCAGACTCTGACCGACGAAGCAATCATCACGAAACTGCACTCGACCGCTTCTGGTGATTGGGGTGGTCTGGGTGTAACGATGGAGTGGGCCGGAAGTGGCGGCAGCACCATGAAATATCTGACGGTTACTGATTTTACCCGCAACACTTTCAGTAATGGCGCGATTGGTGATATCGCCGTTGGTGAGATGTTTACGTTTACGAGCGCCGTTGACGCCACTAACGGACCCGGCTCGGCTTTGGTAGGCTATGCTGTAAAAATTTCCGCTTTGTCGGTTAAATATGTCGGCACTTCTACCTCAATCAATACTTATAACCGCTCGTATCTGTATACTTACCAGTCTACGAGTATTTACAATACGAACTGGTCTATTGTTGGCACCCCCACGGGAATCGAAGCCTCGGTGTACGAATTCACATACGGAGAGGGGGCTAACAACGTACCGACCAACGATTTGAAATTAGTCAAGGTTGCCGATATCTTCCGCATGGTATTCAGTACCCCCGATCAGGCAGACTACAGTCAGTTAGACTTTATCCGATCTCAAGACAACGATAAAACTGATCAATATGTCTTCGTCTGTCCTTCGGTAGATACTGGCGCAACGTTAGGCGGTACACTGCAACGCATCGCTGTTGACGCAACAACCGGGGCCGTGGATCTGACGGGAGTAGGCATCGCCATGGTAGGTCAAGCGGCGCAAAAAGTGATGGTGACTAACTTCGTAGCCCCAACGAATGCAGTCATACAAAACTTGAGCGCAGGTCAAGGCTTGATCATATACGCTTTAGCCAACGCCACTGGACTACCTTCGGGCGTTACTGGTACGGCCTTTTACGGGCATTGTATCAAGAACACTTTGACAAATTCGTACACCTATCTACTCCAAACGGCTGATGGTAGCCGTACTTTCTCTGGCTCGACGAACGGAACTACTACTACATGGACAGAATTAGGCGGCGGCTCGGGTGTAAAAAAGCTACCGGGGTTAGACGTGGAGCTCAACGAAAGCACTGGTGTCATCCCCTATACATCTATCGAATTAGCACAATTACAGCCCGGAGTAACATTAATGCTTTGTTTCGAAATAGCCGACGCCGATGGGCGATTTAGTCCGTCTGGAAATGTGGTCGTATATTACGATTTACCTTCGGCGAACAATTCATGGAATACAATTGCGGGATTCTTCGATAACGCAACCAGCTACAATGGCTCAATAAACGTTCGCCGTCGTGTGGCTGGAGTTCTTGATTTCCAATGTACATCTGGATTATTAGAAGGTTATCCTGGCCTACAGGTGTATCTCAAGCATATCTTTGTACTCGGATAGCAAAAGAAGGGCCTATACAGTAGTTATTTCGAACAATCTTGCAAATCCCTATGATATTCTGAGAATAAAACCGTATATGCCAATATCTAACAAAATCCCCCAGTTACGGGGATTTTGTTAATGGGGGCGTGTTTGGGCCCACGTCAACACGATTCGCCATTACAAATATAACGCTGATAACAGTACACTATCGTAAACATGTTTAAGGACGATAAATTCAATTTCTGGTGCCCCATCGGACGCATCGAGAAGGCCACCGACGAAGCGGGCGAACCTGTTATGCGTATTGGCGGTATTGCCTCCACTATGGATAAGGATGCTGATGGCGAATACCTGGACCCGACAGGCTTCGACGTTGACCCGCTGAAGAAGTCAGGCATGGTAAACTGGCACCACCAGGCCAAGAACTCCCCGTCGGCTATCATTGGCGAACCTTCAAAGGTGGAACTGCGTCCTGAAGGTCTTTGGATCGAGAGCGACCTGTACGCTTCGTCGCCTATGGCGTGCGAGGTATATGAACTGGCCAAAACCCTCGAACACGACAGCAAGACGCGCCGTCTGGGGTATTCCATCGAGGGTAAGGTCGTAAAGCGTGGTTCTAACGACAAGAACTCGCCGCTCTACAATAAGATCGTCAAGGCCGTTATCACAGGCGTCGCTGTAACCCATATGCCCAAAAACCCCCATACGTTCGTAAATATCATCAAGGGTCAGATCGACGCTGACGGTATCGACGTTGATGCGGAGGAAGAGGACGATAACGCCGAAGAGCGTGGCGGTAAAACCGAGAAAAAGGCTCTGACTACAGAGTCTGGTGCGGCGTTGGTTCCGGAGTCAGTTGATGGCCAGCCGAAGAAAACGTTTTCCAAATCTTCCGTCATGGAAGCTATCTTCCGCGATATTCCAAATATTACAATACCGAATGCGCACGAAGTGTATACACTAATCAAAAATATATCGGTTATGAACAAACGCAAATCCATCACTTCCGAGGACATCGAGAAGGCATACGATGCTCTGGGGCTCACGCCCGAGGGTAAGGCTTCCGGTGCTGAAGACGTGCAGAAAGGTGACGACGCCGACGGCCAGATGGGTAAGGAAGACGAAACCCATGACGACGAACCGCGTCACAATGCCGCCAACATGCGTAATGCTAAGGCTGGCGAAAAGGAGGAATCTGAAGAGGAGACCGAGGACGATGACGAGGGCTTCGAGCAGTGCGACAAGAACGGCGCCAAGATGAAAAAGGGTGGCAAGGTGAAGAAAGGCGGCGATGTCGACCTCCTGAAAGCCATTCAGGGCGTTGGTAACGACTTCAAGTCGTACATCAAAGCCACGGCCGTCTTGGTGAACGATCTTCGCCAGAAACGCGCTGAGGACGCTAAGCGTATCACCGAACTGGAGAACATCATCAAGGGCCAGACCGATGTCATCGAGGGCTTCGCCACCAAACTGGAACGCTACGGCAGCGAGGTGCCGCGTCCGAAGTCGCTGCGCTCGGCTACGGTTATCGACCGTGCGTTTGCTAAGGGCGCCGGCAAGGGTGACATCGAAAAGGGCGGCGATACCACCCGTATCTCGTTCCGTGAGAACCCCCGCGCCGTTGCTTCGTTGCTCGACCAGGCGTCGTTCGCTAAGGGCTACGACAAGGAGTACGGCGATGCGCTTTTGGCGTTTGAGGCACGTCCCGCTGACGGTCTCCCCAAGAACATCATCGCTCGTCTCAAGGCCGAGACCGGGTACGAGGTAGTAGAGTAAACACCCAAACAATTTTCCATAACATAATCAATTCCAAACCATGGACAGACTTTCTATCAATCTCGCCGACTATGGCATCCAAGCGCGTGGTGCTCAGTACGGCTCGTCCAGCCAGGAAGAGGTCGCTATGCTGAACAAAGCCCTCGAAGCAACCGAGATCACGGGTCGTCAGACGACGAACCTTACCGATGCCTCGGGTGCTCCGCTGAAGGTGGAGTCGCTGGAGCGTACTCTGAAACACCTGACGTTCCGCGAGAGCGACATCGTTCTCTGGAAGAACCTGCCGAAAAAGGCCGCCTACAACACCGTTGAGGAGTACAACCAGTTGGCATCGTACGGTGCTGACCGCGGTGGCTTCACCAACGAAGGCGAACTCCCCGACGAGGAGGACTCGATCTACATCCGTCGGGCTCAGCTGGTGAAATACCTCGGCGTAACCAAGTCCGTGACGCACCAGATGACCCTCGTCAACACGATGGTGGGTAACATCATGGAGCGCACCATCAAGGACGGTACGCTGTGGATTCTCCGCAAGCTGAACAAGTCGCTGTATTTCGGCAACTCGGACATCATCCCGCAGGAGTTCAACGGTCTTCTGGCTCAGCAGCTGCAGTCGGACGCATGGAGTGGCCTCGACGCCTACCTCAACTCCGAAAACGTTATCGACCTGCGCGGCCGCGCCCTGAACGAGGACCCCATCGAGACGGCTGCCAACTCGATCGTCGAGAACTACGGCCTCGGCACGGAGCTGTACGCTCCCCCTGCCGTGCTGTCGGACTTCGTCAAGACGTTCTACGGCAACAAGTTCATCCAGCCTAACACCGCCCAGACCAGCGCTGGTATCATGGGTCAGCGTGTTCAGGCGTTCGACTCGCAGTTCGGCCGCATCGGCCTCAACTACGACGTCTTCTTCAAAAAGGCACCGTTCAAGATGGCTGGCGCTCAGTCCACGCATCCCAAGTCGCCCGCCGCTCCCGTATGGGACCCTGCTGCTGCGGCTACGGTTGTGGCTGACACGACGACCTCTAAATTCAACTCGGAGGACGCCGGCAACTACGTTTACGCTATCGCGGCTATCAACCGCCACGGCGAGTCGTCGCTGGTAGTCAACGAGACCCCGGTTGCCGTAACGGCAGGCTCGGCCGTCGACCTCAAGTTCTCGATTACCGACAACGCTCACCCGGCTACGGGCTATCGCATTTACCGCACGAAGAAAGGCGGTACCAAGGACAGCAAGTTCTACCCGATTTTCGACATCTCGGTGGCTGAGCTGAAACTTGGCTATGCAGGCGCTGCCGGCGACCTGTGCCGTGACAACAACTATTTCCTGCCCGACTGCGACCAGGCGTTCCTGGTACAGTTCGACAACGAGGTCATCGAGTTCGCTCAGCTGGCCCCGCTGATGAAGATGGACCTGGCGATTCTGTCGCCCGCGTACCGCTTCATGGTGCTGCTGTACGGTACGCCGTTCCTGTACGCACCGAAGAAGATGGTTCGCCTCATCAACATCGGCCGCGCTTCCAACTAACGCAACAATCGTTCAACCGAGAAACAGGGGTGGGGGTAGCCCCGCTCCTGTTTTTCATTAAATCGTAAACCATGAAACTGAAAACCAGTAATGCGTCCCTGTACGGTTCGCGCCTTACCGTTCCTGTTGACGGTACTATTCAAATTGACCGCAACGGCGAAATCAACGTATCCGAAGTCTGTGCTCGTCATCTGCTGACACTCCCCGAGTGGCTGGCCGTTGGTGAGGGCGCGAAGGAAGACGCCGCTCCGGCCGCTGAAACCGCCGAGGACCAGGACAAGGCAATCATCGACCAGATTCGTGCCATGTCGCTCGAAGAGATGCTCGAAACCGCCGCCGAGGCTGAATACCCCGAGGACGAGTACAAGAAATTCAAGAAGAACTCCAAATTGATGGCAGCCTATCTGGTAAAGAAATACAAGGCCGCTGTCGCCGTCGAGGAGTAGTTTCCTCGTCTTACCGTTACGACTCGCAAAACAGACCAAAATGACTCTTCAATTAGACATCCTCTACAACAAGAACGAGGGCCTCGTGCTAAGTCCTTCGGAGTTGACCGAAAACTACCTTTTCGGCATTCCGATGTGTTCGCCCGACGGCCAGCGGGTTTCGGAGTCTTCCATCAAGACCCAAATCAAGGTAGCCCAGGCCCGCGTTGAACACCTCCTTTCTATCAAACTCAAGAAGCAGGTCATCGAGGAGAGCCGCGACTACATTCGCGAAGAGTGGAACAACTGGGGTTTCGTTCGTGCGATGTACCCCGTGGTCTGTATTCATTCGTTGTGCGGTTTCATCAATTCTGTAATGCAGACCCGCTACCCCTCGGAGTGGTTATCTATCAAGAAGATTGCTTCGGTAGCCGTGTATCGTAACATTTCGCTGATTCCCAACTCAGGCAGCGGAAAGGGCGCCATCATGACGCAGAATTCGTACGTTTACAACGGTATCGCTCCTAACTTAGGGTGGTTTGGTCAAAAGTACATCCCGAACTACTGGCGGCTGAAATACGTCACCGGATGGGACGAAATACCCGCCGACCTGCTGGACTTTATATCTAAGTTGGCGTCGTTGAACGTTCTGGCGGTTCTGGGCGATGTACTATACGGCGTGGGCATGTCGTCAGTGAGTATTTCGCTTGACGGGGTGTCGCAAAACACGCCGTTGACACGTTCGGCGCAGGGCGGCCTTTTCGGCGGCCGCATCAAACAATACCTCGACGAACTGAACCAACAGTTGCCGAATTTGAAGAACCAGTACCGCGGTATAGCTTTTGAAGTCTTATAATGGCCAAGAAACAACCCATATTGAGTGCCTCGCTCGTCGATACCCCACCCGTGAGCCTGACCCCCGCACAACCGGGGCGTCCGGCCGTGGGATGGGATGTCGGGCGTTTTGAACGCCTTATTTACGACCAGGGGTATGACGCCTACATCGACCGCGCTATGCGTTGCCCGTGCGTCGATAAGACCAGCGGCCAGGCGTCGTCCACGTGTCAAAATTGCTACGGGCGTGGATGGTTCTTCGTCAATCGCCGCGAGACGCGCCTCATCGCCCAGACCATGGGCAACCGCCGTAAGTACGAAGAGTGGAGTGAACTCAACATCGGTACGGCGGCTATCACCGCTCGCGCCGTGGACCGTATGGGATTCATGGACCGCGTGGTGTTGCTGGATTTGGAGGGCTATTTCTCTGAGATATTGCGGCCTACTATTTACCGTAACGAACTGTTCGCCTATCCGGTGTATGAACCACTGGAGGTAACGGACATCTTCCTCCACGTGGCCGACGGTGAACCGTTGCGGCCGCTTACCACAGCCGAGTTCCGTTTGGATAAGAACAGGGTCGTTTTCAGCAAGGATTTAATCGGCATGGTAGAAAGTAACGACCCGAACGCTAAAGTCGGTAATTTGACCATTTCTATTCGTTACAAGCACTATCCTGTATATCACATAATCGACGTTGACCGCGAACTCATGCAGGTACGCGAGGGAAAACCTTGCGCCACGCGGCGTGAAGCATTAACGCGATGCCTGTAAAGGTAGTTGGCCGCAAGGCCGAGTATGTGTTCCCGCCCATGCGCTACGGTGATGTTCCGTACGATAACACCGTGAAATAATGGCACGGCCAATCAACATAGACGTTAGCGGTTTAGGTGCTCAGTTTGGTCTCACACAGGCCCAGATAGACGACCTAACCGAACTCTGTGTTCAAGCCGTAACGGCTGCTGTGTACGCTAACTGGCAAGCACTGGCCAAGCAGGGGCTGAATTCCACGCGCCCCGAGTACCTCCAAAATCTTAACATTATCGACCGCGGCCGTTTCGCCAAGTCGATTGTCCTGACAGGGGAATTACCTGTGATGCTGGAGGCCGGGGCAACCCCTTTCGACCAGAAGGAGTATTTCCAGCGGTCATCGCGAGTCCGCCACACTGTACCCGTACTGCGTAAGGACGGCACGGTACTACGTCCTGGCGGCGATTGGTACTTGACCGTTCCGTTCCGTCACGGTACGCCAGGCACGGTGGGTCAGGCAGGATTTTCTGACGAAATGCCTAAAGAGGTTTACGACGTGGTCCGCACGTTCGTAACCGGGCAGCGGCTACGTGCCTCACAGATTCCTACGCCGTACAACATCCCGACGGAGCGTCGGGCCATAGCCGCAACAGACCGTTCGCCTGCCTATGCGGCTTATTTGCGTAAGCACTCCATCTACGAGGGCATCACCAAGCAGACAGGCGTTTACGCACGCACGACCCAGAATATGTATGTTTCGTTCCGACGCGCTTCGAAGAACAGTGACCCGCTCAGCTGGATATTCCCGGGGCTGACGGCAAGGCGGTTCTCCGACAAGGCCATCGACCAAACAGACATCGAAACCATAGTACACAACGAATCGGTAAACTTTTTGGAGAACTTATGAAAGTAGATGCACTGATACTCCCCGAGGTGATTATCGCCCGCGTATTGACGGCCATCGTGAAGATGATACGCGACGATATCGCGTTGGCCACGCCGCAAGAAGTCCGGAACACTATCCTCTTCCAACTGCTTGGCGAGAACGAAGACGGCCAACCCATCCACATGAACGCCTACAACTATTTCCGTCAGGCGGTCAAGATATTCTCTAATCCGGCGAATTTGGAGGTCCACCTGGGATACAACGCCCAGGTCACGACCGCCCTGGCCGTTCACATCATTTTGCCCGGCGAACAAGCCGCTAACGCCCCTCTGGGCGAAGGACAGGAGTGGGATGCTGAAGCCGACCAGTTCATGTACACGCAGTGGATGGATGCGCAGTATCAAATTCTCATCACGTCGGATAACGCCTCCGAGGCCATGATAGCCTACAACGTACTCAAAGCCATGCTGCTGATGTACGCCCCGAATCTCGACTTGGTGGGTTTACGCATCCCGCGAGTATCGGGTGGCGATATCATCCTTCAACAGGACATAATTCCGCCAACGGTATTCCACAAAGCCCTCACGCTGGCGTTCAAATACGAGGTCACTGTTCCAACAAGATTGCGCTCCCAAGTCGTAAAGGCCATCAGCTACAATTATAACATTTGCGACCCGTTTAGCGGTGAAGTGATAATCCCGGGCGACGGTAAAACCGAATAAAACCAAACTTTCTAAACATATAACATTATGAGTACTGTGGTAACGATGAATGGCAAAACCTACGTTGAGCCGGGTTCGTACGCAATCACTGTCTACCAGCCTACTTCGGTAGTCAACGTGGCCTCGTTTGGCCGCGTCATGATTATCGACACGGGCCTCTCTCAGGAGAAGGCAGGCGACGCGACGTACGAGTTCGCTGGCGGCGCGGGTATTGCCGGCGTTGACGCTTCCGGGCGCAAGGCCATTTACGCTTTCGAGAATTTCGAAGACTTCTCAGACTTCATGGGCGGCGGCATGATTACCGACCTGGCACAGAAACTGTTTACGCCGATTGACGGTTCGCTGGGTACGCCGCGCCTGTACTACACCCGTGCGGCCGCTACCGTTCCGGCGAAACTTACCATCGGCAGCGGTAACAACAGCATCGTCCTTACGTGCTTGAATGAGGGTGTTGTGGGTAACGGTATCGCCGAGGGTGATATGAGCGAACTGTCGAACGGTACGCTGGAGAACCTGAAGGTCGGCTATGCCCTGGCCATTAAGGCGGGTGTTGACGATACGTCGAAATTTATTGCTACGATTTATCGCGGTAACTACCGTGGTACGGACGCCGCAGGCGAACCTTACGGCACCTACACGCTGGCGCAGGCTTATGGTGAGATGGTGGCCCAGTCGGGCGAGATTGGCACCTACGACGAACTCTACAACTGGCTCATCACTTCGTCGATGGTTATGGCCAATTTCCGTCCTGCTAAGGGTTCGGCGTTTGTAGGTACCACGGCTATTGAGGCTATGGAACCGACGGCGTTTGCTGGTGGAACGACCTCTTATCAGGGCTCTAAGGGCGAGAACGAGTACTACCCCGACGTGTTGGAGGCTATCCGCGAACTGGAGGTTACGTTCTTCCTGTGTACGGACTACGGCGTGGTGAACGGAACCAAGGCTTCTTCGAATGGTAAACTGTTTACGTTCCTGAAGAACGACGCCAAGTTCGACGAGTTCATGTTCGTGGCTGGTGGCGAGGGTAAGACCGACCTGCTCACTACCAATACCGTTACGCAGACTTCGCAGGCGCTGGCCGTTCACTACAACGACGAAAAGGTAATAATCGTCCACGGTTCGCCGACGGTGGCTCGCAAGGACGGCAACGGAACCAAGAACCTGCCGTCGATTTACCTGGCTGCCGCTATCATGGGCCTGAATGCCGGTATGGCCGCTCAGACACCCGTTACGTTCAAGCGTGTAGGATACGACGCCTACGCCTACGACCTTACGTTTAGCGAGCGTGTTAAGGCTCTTCAGGCTGGTATTATGCACGTCCGCGAGGTTTCGGGTTACTACCGCGTCAACCAGGGTATCACGTCGCTTCAAAACAACAAGCAAACCATCGCCGAAGACGGCCAAACGTTCGAGTTGTCGATTGCCCTCATCAAGGCTCAACTCAACAAGGAGCTGATTCTCGACGCCCAGACGCGCTTTACCGGCAACACGGCTGCCCAGGCTTCGCCTAACACCGTGAAGGACTTCACTGAAACCAAACTGACGTCGCTCGTGGCTAAGGTTGGTGACGACAACCTGATTATCTCGTGGAAGAACGTGAAAGTTTCGGCCAAGAACGGCGACTACAAGGTCACGTATGACTTTGTCCCGAACGTTCCGGTTAACAAGACGTTCTTCGTCGGGAACATGCTCGACTATGTGTTTAACTCGTAATTAAAGAAAGGAGCGATATATGTCGAATAAAAGAGTTATGACTGCGCCGCTTGCGATTATCCGCATCAACAGCGTCGCCGTCGGTAAGATGAAGAATGTTCGCGTGACGGAGAACATCCGCCGCGGGCGTGTCGTGGGCCTCGGTAGTCTCACTCCCAGTGAGGTTCCGGCGGTGGAGTGGAGCGGGTCGCTGAGTTGCAGTTCGTACTCCATCAATTTCAACCGCCTGGCCAACGTATCTAAGAAAGGCACTTTCCGCCAGACCACCAGCGTCGAAGAGTGGGCCAACGCCATCCTGCTTCAGGAGGAGGGCCTGGAGTTCGCTATTCAGCGTAAGGTGAAGGACGGGGAAATCGACCCCGAAACGGGACTCGTAAAGGCTACCTATGAAACGTTCGCCCTGGTAAAGGGGGCGTTCGCTACGCGCGAGGGCTTCGACATCCAGGAGGGGCAAATCTCTGGTCGCGATACCGAGTTCGAGTACATCACCCCAATCCTCTTTGACGGTATCAGCGAGTAGAACCGCGTTGTGTACCAACACCAAGTATAAAGAGAGTGCTACGAAAGACCCGTGGCGCTCTCTTTATTGTTAAACAAAATAGTCCTAAAAATGGAAGATTACAAGAAACAACTCTCCGAGGTGAAAGCGGTAGAGTTCCGGGGTGCAAAACTCAACGTCAAGTTCCCGAACGTCGGCGAGATGATTGACATCGAGAACCTCAAAACCGCGTATTCCGGCGGCCGTTACGGTGTTATGCTGGCCAGCGGCGTGAAGAGTATGATTTATGCCGTGGACGTTATCGACGCCATGGCATTTATCGAAATCAAACTCAAGGCCGTCCGCAATATGCTGAACATCCCCGAGAGCCAGTCGATGATGAGCGTTGATTCGGCGCTGGCGTCGGAACTCACGGCGTGGTACAAGCAGCAGATTGCTCCGTGGTACAACTCGATGATGTCGAAACTGTATGAGGCAGGAAACGCTCAGCCGTCTCTCAACGCCAAAGGCGGAGCCGACGCTTAACGACACGTTGGACCAGAGCGTCACGCGGTGGCTGACGCGGTTCCCGCTCGACCTTTGGTGGCGAAGAAAACACGGCGTATCCTTCGGGTCGCCGCAACACCGGGCGATGAGTTTCTTTGACCAGTTACATGAGTACCGCGAAGAGGTATTATTGCAACGTATGGCGCGTGAAAAACAAGAGCGTAAAGCCATGGGTGATGATTACGATTCGCGGGTTTTACAACTGAGCCAGGAAGAAATCGACGAGGACTACGACAGTATCAACTTGGATGACTTTTAACGCAGATAACAATGGCCGAAAGGGACATAACAGTTAATATCAACGGTAACGGTTCTGGAGGTACTGGCGCACCTGCTACGCCTCCAGAACCGCCTACTACGGGAGGTGGTGATGCGCGGTTGAGTGCGTCAGTTTCAGACCTCGTAAGCGAACTCCGCAGTGCGTTATCGCAGGGCGGCGGCCCGATGTTCGGCCAAAGCGGTTTCAAAGGTTATCTCGACGACGTTGGCCGCAGTATCGTTACCCAGCGGCAGGCTGAAATCCGAAATCGCTTCGACTTGGAGCGTGAGGTGAACAGCGGCCGTTACATGGATGAAGTGGCGAAACTCGACGCTGAACGTGAAGCGCGGGTCGGCCGCTATTCTTTTGCGCCCGACGGTACGCTGTTTAACCCCGAGGGAAAACCGCTGCCGTCCGGTAAAACTATAACCCAGGACCTCGATGCGTGGTATAATCCACGCTTACGGGCCATAGACCAGCAATACGGAGGAATTGACGAGCGTTTAGCTTCCGAGGAAACCAGTGAGCGGGCCGCGGTAGAACGTGAAATGACGGACGCTCTACGGACCGTTGCGGAGGAATTGCGGAAGGAGTCGCGCGAGAAGTCTTCCGGAAACGAAGACAGCTACATCGGGCGGTTACGTCTTCAACGAAAAGAACTCGTTGATAATATAGAGCGGGCCGCTACCGAGGAAGATTACAACACGGCTCGTAAACGTTTACAAGAATTCGACCAAAGTCAACCGGGTGCGCCCGGCGTGGGAGTATCAGGAACCCGAGCAGCCATGGCTGGAGTAGGTATGTTCTCTTCAGCCGCCAGTGGTAATATAGTCGGCGCAGCAGCCGGAGGGGCCGGACTCATTACAGCGGCAGCAGCCGGAGCAGCAGCCGCGGCAGTAGTAAGTGCTGTGGTAGCGGCTATTGGATATGCTATTTCTGCCACTTCGGACCGTATTGAGGGAGCGTATGATTTGGCAAACTATCGCGGTTTATGGGGTGGACGTACTGGCGGTGAGGCTATGTACAGCGCCGCCGGGTCGGTGATAGACGCAAGTACTCGCGGCGTTTATGGCGAGCAAGTAACTCGTAAACAATTAGGCATCGACGACGCCGACTTCATTCGCCGGGCAACGGAGATGATTGCTACAAGCGGCGTGTTGGCTGATACGCAGAATCGTGTATTCTATGCTCGTGCCAATGAGGGAACCTACAACCTGGAACAAGGGGCTCTGACGAGGGCTGCTCGTTACGAACGTTATGGCGATGAGACTTCTTCGAGTGCCATGATTAAACTCGTGGACCAGTTGGAGCAACTCAACAACCGCGGTATTGATACAGGAATCGGCGGCGAACTTGGTTATGCCCGCGCTCGTGAACGATTAGAGATACAACAACAGCAGTTAGAGTACTACTACGCGCGATATAATCGACCAGACTATGTAACAGCCAACGCAACACAAGTAGCGTATTCGTCACAAATGGGCAACGCCGTTCAGGATGCCCGAATGGGCAACGCCATCCAGGCTGTTGATAGTGCCATAGCCAACGGCCAGGGAATGCAACAAGCCTATACGTTGATGGCCTTACAACAGTCTGACGTTGGTAAGCGTTTAGGACTTGACAAGATGTCGTTCAGCACATTACGCTGGGTTCCTAAAAGCCCACAGTCGTTTGGTCTAAGCGAGGTTGAACTTAATACCGCGGTTATTCAGCAGTTGGCACAGCAAGGCGGCCTAAACCCGGAAGAAGCCACATGGGACGAGTTATTTAACAACCCGGGCATAAATCAGTACATGCTCGAGAACTTTGGTAATATACCTCTTGAGCAGTTACAACAAATTCTTCCTGGTTTGGCTTCAGGGCGTACCGCTGCCGAATATCGTAAGTCGGTTGCCGCTCAACGTGCTCGTCCTTCAGGAGTTTTGGGTGAGGAGACTCTCACTGAAAAAGCGGCACATCGACAAGCCCAAAACGTAACCGACATGGCTGGTTTGCGCACTTTGGCGGGTGAAATTCAAGACAGCATGAAAGAGTTCTTCACCGGAATTTTAGCTAAAGTATCGCGTGACTATATGACCGACAGTAATGACGTTTATAAAGGCGAGTGGTGATGGCTTCGAACACGAAAAAAA